AGGATGCTACAAGATGGTACTCTTAATTTATTAGATCAGAATTTTATAAAGCAGTACAATATTATATTTTATAATAAAAGTATTCCTTTTATTAAACCAGAATACCATACAATATTTTCTGAAAACTTGAAAAATTTCAATATTAAATTAGTATATGATATTGACGATTATTGGGCATTAAACTCCGCCCATATGAATTATGATGCTTGGAAAAAATCTAAGGCTGATGAAGTTGTTCTAAAAGCTCTGAAAAAGTCTGATCATGTTACAACTACAACATCTTTATTTGCAAATAAAATAAAAGAAATAAATCCAAATGTCACAGTATTAGAAAATGCAGTTAATTTGGAAGAACAACAATGGACTTTTAATAGGAAGCCATCAGATAAAATAAGATTTTTATGGGGTGGTGGTATAAGTCATATGGTAGATCTTAGATTGTTAAGACCTTCTATAGAATCTTTTGATAAAGATTTCTTGAAGAAGTCTCAGCTGTTCATGTGTGGATATGATCTTAGGGTAAGAACACCAAAGGGATTAATACAAAAGAGCGATCCAAGATCAAACCAATGGAGTTTTTTTGAAGATATTTTCTCAAATAAGGGGAAATATATTACTAATCAAAATCATCGCAAATACTTAAACGAACATGATGATAAAAATTATGGAATAAATGAAGAATTTATTACAGAATTTTATCAGAGAAGATGGACACGTCCAATATTAAACTACGGTCATATGTATAATGAGGCTGATGTTTGCTTAGCTCCTCTTAAGTCAAACAATATGTTCAATTTTTATAAATCAAACCTGAAAGTTATAGAAGCTGGAGCTCATCATTGTCCAATCTTAGCGAGTAACTTCGGTCCATATACAGTAAATGACATTGAAGGAAAAAAAGATGGAAAACAAAAAGGATTCTTGATCGATGAATCTAATCCTAAAGGATGGTATGAAAAAATGAAGTTTTACGTTGATAATCCTGATGTCATGAGAGAACACGGAGAGAATCTATATAATTATGTAAAAGAAAATTTATGTATAAAAGTAGTTGGTGAAAAAAGAAAAGATTTATATAAAAAATTATGCCAGACTTAATTGAAATAAAAGAGTTTGTATTTGATGTAGATTCATATGAGAATAATTTTTCTTATTCTTCGTTTGATGTAGTTAGAGATGCTATTGCCAAAGTGGAAGAAATATTAAAGACTACTGATACCTCTAAAATTATATCTAACACTAATTTGAGTTGTATTATTACAAATAATTATAGACTTAGACCATCATACATCAAACCACAAATTGTTGGTAAATTTTCAAACATAGATGTTTTTATAGATCCTAAAATAAAAGACAATAAAATTCTATTTTATAACATAAAAGAACCAGAAATTATTCAATCAGAAATAGATCCTTATGGTGAAGAGGACTGGGGCAATGAAGATGTTAAAGAAACTTTAATTTATACTTTAAATATAAAAGATACAAAAGGAAGATTGACATAATATGAAAACATTAACAGGAACATTATTCCAATTAGATGTTAAAAATCTAAATGGAAGAATATATCAAGATAATGATAATCTTAGGAAAAGTATTGAAGATTATAATAATAAACCAAGTAAATACGGACAAATAGGATTTCCGGAAAATGATGATTATTATGATCAGAGCATAAGAGAAATATCTCACACTGTAGAAAATGTTAGAATTGACGGAGATAGAGTCGTTGGCGATATAAGAATATTAAATACTCATAGCGGAAAGATTCTAAAAGAATTATTAGACGACGGAATACCACACGTTTTTAGATCTAGGGCAATAGGACATACAAACGAAGACGGAACGGTTAATATTAAAAAAATATTCGCTTTCGACGCTATTCCAAAAAATATAGATTCCTTCGATATGTCAAATAAACCAAAAGAAAAAGAAATAAAAAGAATCTATTCAGACCAAGACCCATACGGTGAAGAAGACTGGGAAGATTGATAAAAATGAGGGTATTCGTTTTTAAAAATATTATAACAATGCGGACAGATGGTGAGTACTTTCCATTTTTATCAATCAATATATAAAATAAAAATTGTATATGAAAAATGAAGAAAAATTAAGAGAATTAGATGCCACGATTGATAATTATGAATCGATTTTAGTTGAAAGAGTGAGAGAGAATGGAAGTATAGCTTGTAAAGATCAAGGATTTGAAGATGTGTGTAATATGGTAAAAAGTCTTAATTGTGCCAAAAAACATTTAAATGACATTGATGATGATTTTAGCCCATATACTAATTCAAAGTTAGATCCATATGGAGAAGAAAATTGGGATGATGATGAACCAAAATCTTCATTGACTGAAAGAACTGTTAATAGTGATCTTTTTGGACCGAGAGTAAGACCCCAACAGATAGAAATAGGTGAAGAAACTGATACTGATAGTTATTTTGATGTTGATGGTATAGTTAATAACGCGAACGGTAGAATGACAACTATTCAAAGATTGTTATTTAATAAAGTTCAGATAATACAAGCAAAATTTCAATGTACAAAAATTATAAGTAATGGTAATTTAATATCTGTTTTGCAGGATATAGCTGGTTATACTCTAAACCCAGTGAGACAATTAAATAAAATTGATACATCTGTTCCATTTCCAATGGGCAATATTGGAAATATGACTATATATGTTGATGCTTACATGAGATGGGATGATAATAGAATTCTTTTCTATGTAGATATTAATGCGGCTAAAGAAAATTTCATTCATACTCTACATGTTAGAGATACAAATGGAGTATTAATATAATTAATATATAAAATAAAAAATACAAGGAGGTTTAAATGTTAATAGTTACAGTGAATGAAAAAACAACTATAGATAGAGCTCTAAAAATCATGAAAAGTAAAGTGGCTAAAACTAAAATAATGAAGGAGTTAAGAGAAAGACAAGAATACGTGAAGCCATCAATAAGAAGAAGAGACGAAATTAAAAAAGCTATACATATTCAAAAATTAAAAGAGAAAGAAGAAAATGCCAATTAATAAAGTAGATCAACAGCACAAAGATTTAATTAAAAAGATTCTTAGATACGGAGCAACAAAAAATGACAGAACTGGAGTAGGTACAAAATCAATCTTCGGACATCAACTAGTATATGACCTCGAAGAAGGATTTCCATTACTCACTCTTAGAAAAATACATACCAAATCAGTTATACATGAAATGTTATGGTTTTTAGGAGCTTATGATCAAGAAAAATACGGAGGATTTGGAAATACCAATATTAGATATTTATTAGATAATGGTGTTACTTTTTGGAGTGACTGGCCATATTATTCATATCTTAGAGCCAGAGAATATCGCCCAGAATTACCAGATATGACAATGAAAGAATTTGAAGGCAAAATAGTTATAGATGATGCTTTCGCTAAAGAATTCGGATCAATTGGACCTGGTTACGGTAAACAATGGTTAAATTACGGTGGTAAACTGGAAGTAGAAAAGAATGGAGATGAAAATAAATTTATTCTCACACAGGGAATAAATCAAATAGATTACTTAATTCAAGAATTAAAAAGAGATCCAGATTCAAGAAGACTCATATTAGATGCTTGGAAAGTAGATGAAATAGAAGAAATGTTGCTTCCACCATGTCATTATACTTTCCAATTATGGTCAAAAAAGATAAAACCAGAACATAGATTTCAATCGTATTCTAAATGGATAACTAAAAACAAGTTACCTTATGGAAAACCTATGGAAGAATTTAATTTTCCTGAGAGAAAATTATCTATGATGTTAACAATAAGATCAAATGATATTGGACTAGGAAACCCATTCAATGTAGCAGAATATGCTTTATTACTACATATGATAGCACAAGTTGTTAATATGATACCTAATAAATTGTTTATAAACATAGGAGATGCTCATATTTATTGCAATCATATAGATCAAATGAAAAAACTTTTAGAAAGAGAAAGTTATGATTTACCAGAAATCATTCTAAATAAAGATATTAAAAATATACAAGATTTTAGATATGATGATATTAAGATAGAAAATTATAAAGCACATTCAAATATAAAAATGGATGTCGCTGTTTAATTAAAAATTTTCTGGATTATTAAAACCACTCAATTATGTTGAGTGGTTTTTTTTATTTTTCTTTTTTTATATATAGCACCATGAAAAACTATGCTAATTTTTTAAATGAAGGAGAGATAAGAAGAGAAGGATTTTTCTCTATAAGGCAACTATCTCAAAAGTATGGAAATTTGGATCAATCACTATTGGCTGTTTATAAAAAGATAAAAGGCAAAGTGGTACAATTTACTCCTTTAGAACGCAATAAACCAGTATGGACTGAAATAAAAGAAGTATATTATAAAAGATATGTCAGAGAAGATGGGAAATTGGGGAATTTGTGGTTTTTTATAAACAAAAGTGGAAAAGAATTTCAATTGAATATAAATGATGTTATGCAAACATATGCTAAAGTAAATGAATTTGATCCTTATGGTGAAGAAGATTGGGAAAATTGATGAATCTTGGACAAAGATAACAAAAAATAATCTCGAAGAACTTGAGATTGGTAGAAGAATCAGGCAACCTATACTGGGAGAAGGTGAAATTATTTTTGTTCGAGAAGACCGTAATATAGTTAAAATTAAGTTTGATGAAAAAGGAGAAAAAGATATAAGAGTGGATGTTGTCGAATTAGAAGTAAAAGATAAAATAGAACCAATTGATAATAAGAAAATTAAATGGTTCAAAAAAGGAAAATTCGAAAAAATGAATAATTTGATGAGTTTTAATACATATATTAAAGAAGAATATATGTATAGACATGATCCTTCTACAAAGGAAGATAGAAGTAAAAAACAAAGAGAACATTTTATAAGTAAACTTTCTAAAATGGGAGAACCTATAGATGAACTTGAAAAAATGGATATTGCTTCTCTTGGTAGGTTATTAGCAAAAAAGAAAAAATAAAGCATGGATAAACTATCTTTGTTATTAGAACAAAAAGAAGAACCTATTGTCCTTTTAGATTTTCCTAATCAAAGACAAGGTACTAGATATTATTGTGGAGTTGATTGCGTAGAAACAGTTTTGGCATATTATGATATAGATGTCAGAGAACAAGATTTAGCTACAATATTAGATGCTGATCCTAAAAATGGAACCAGCATAGAAAGAATGGTAAAATTCATATCTATGCAAAGAGGACTTCAAGTAGAATATAGACAAAACATGACAATAAATGATTTGAAAAAATATCTAAACAAGAAAATTCCAGTTATAGTTATGATTCAAGCATGGCCATCTAAAGATGTTAAAGATTGGGAAGATGAATGGAATAGCGGACATTATGTTGTAGCTATTGGATATACGGATACAAAAATTCTTTTTGGAGATCCAGCAACTTATTATGAGGTTTCATATATTGAAAATGGTGAGTTTATGAAACGTTGGCATGATGAAGATCGAGACAAAAAATATGAGCAATTTGGATGTGCTGTTTTTGGAAGAAAACCAAAATATGATAAAAACAAATGGAAAAAAATTGATTAAGAGGTATTTTACATATATTAAAGAGAGTGTGATTAGTGATAATAAATTTGAAGAAAAAGAAATAGTTTATTATAAAGGATCCGGAGAGGATCCTTGTGAAGTCGCTGGAGACGATGCTCTTTCTGTAGAAAATAAAAACATTTCTGATTTTTGTCAAATTCTGGTAAAAGGATACAACACTGCTAAAAAAAGATGGGAATATAGAATTCATATTTATGCTCTTAAATTTTGGGTACCGGAAGAAGATTTAAGAAAAGCAGTAAAAGTAAATGGCGTGTGGAAAGTTGCGGAGTTAGAACCTGAACAAAAACAAAAAAAAGGAATTAAATGGTTCAGTAAAGGAAAATTAGGAGATTTAGAAGAAATAGAAGAAACTGGTCATAATGATTTCATAACAGACGATGAATTTAGAAATTTTCTTATAGATAATTCATGTTATGACGAATATATTTCAAATGTAATGAAACAAAAACCAGATTTCGCTGAAAATTTTGAGAAGAACGCTGTATCTGATAGAAAAGAACTTTTGAATTATTGTTTTTATTGGGAAGAAACACCAGAAGGAAATAGTTACTGGGAAAAGTTATGTGATAAATGAATAAAATTTTCAGAAGGTTCAAATGATATTGAATGGTGATGATGATAATTAAAAAATATAACAACTTCTTAAATGAAGGACTAATGTTGGATTTATTCGATTTTTTACATAAATTCAATAATCCTGTTATTGCCGAAGATGAACTCCGTAAAAAAGTGATTGGTAAAACAGTAGTGTGGTATCCTGTCGGTGGAGGTTCCACGTTGAAAAGACAAACTGTTGGTGATATAAGAATTGAAGATCATAAAGTATATTTCAACGGGTATCCCGTGGATCAAGATTTTTCAATAGAAATAGAAACGACAAAACAAAGTACATCGTCAGCACTACCAACAAAGAAGACACAAGGAAGTTGGAAACAACCTAAAACTTGGGAAATTATTGGTATTCCGTCGGGGGAAGTTATTTATGTTGATACTAAAGAATTAAATATTTTGATAACAAAAGATCTTGTTAAATATCAAAGTTATGCTAAATATAGAGACGTAGAGTACAGAGAAATTTATATTTATAGAGATGAAAAGTATCACGATATAAAAAAATTCTTAAATCCAAATTATAAGAAACCAGAAAAATCAAATTATAAAGAAAAAACTAAATATCATATAGGAGATGTCATTTTATGTCAAGGACAATCAGCTCATTCACAAGGATATGTGTTAAATCTAGATATGAGAGTTGGTAAAATTATTGATATGTACAAAGGGCCAAAAGAAACGGAATATAGATATTTAATTTCTTTTATGAATAATTTTGATCCACATTTAGTTAATATAGGTGGAAACATAAATAAATTTTGTTGGTGGGTCAAGAAAGAAAATATCAAAGGTATTTATACAGGAGATCTTAAATTTCTTAAAACCATATCTGATGTAATGAATTTACTACAAAAAGAAGATTATATAGAAGAACACGAAATAGATGACGCTTATCATATAAAACAATTATTTAAAGGCACTGATGGTGCAGTAACTTATGAAAGCGTATCTATTGAAAATACAAAAACAATTAAAGTAAAAGATATAATAGAAGGTAAATATGGAGAATTTAAGGCGTTCGATGATGGAACAACAGGAATAGAATTTAAATGTAATTATGCTGATCTATATAAAAACAATCAAATTTGGATAGGAAAATATGATTGTAATATTTTGAGATTTGAAAGTAAAAATTCACAATGGTATAATGAAAGAAATTATGTAGGCACTATAATTTTAATTAATAAATATGACACTGGGAGATCTTATATGCCATTTGCAGTCAGAATAGATGATTATGCTATAATTGGTGTTCCAAAAGAAAAGAAACAAATATTTTCTTTACACGATCCATACGGAGAGGAGGAATGGGATAATGATTAAGAAATTCAACACATATATAAAAGAAAGTGATCAATGCTTTTATCCATCTGGCGATAGAATAGAAGTTGATGATATTGTAATATATAATATTACATCGAATACTCATCCAAATCTTAGATGGTATGATAGAAAATTGGCGATAATAACTGATATTGACAATAGTTATTTTAGTGGTGAATTTCCAATATCTATAAAGTTTATAGATGGAAATTTAAATTTGAGAGTAAATAAAAATTCTGTTAAAAGATATTCTAAATCCAAAATAGATCCTTATAATGAAGAAGATTGGCAATTTAACGAAAAAAAAATAATATGTGAAGCAGATCCATATGGTGAAGAAGATTGGGATGTTCCAACAGTCGACGGTCCAATTAATATTGGAGATAAAGTTAGAATAATTGATAAAAACAACGCTGCATATCAAATTCAATATCGTGATAGAGAAGTATTTACTAATAGTATGTTGAGTTATGATATTGAAGTTTTAGATATGTGGGAAACAGATGGCGGTAAGATTATTATAAAAGGAGATAATTTAAATTACTATGATGCTAGTAAATTTAAGAAATTACAAGAAAGTATTATAGAAGAAATTGAAATGGAAACTCCTCCAAGTATTTGCGGAGAAGATTATATAGAAGAATACGAATGCACCTTAAAAGATAGATATAGAAATATTAAAACCGGTGAATTAAAGAGACTTGAAGAAATATTCGAAATACCAGCAAATTATTATCATGAAAAATATGTTGGAGTTTGGGATGTTAATGGTAAATTTAAGATAATGAATTATATTAGACCTAATTGGTATCACGAATTTACAATAGATAATAAATTGAGATTTATAGAAAAGAATTTTAAGAGTAAATCGAGTCAAGTAGAAATATGTGTTGGGCCAGAGATAGAAAAAATAATGATAAATCATAAAAAGGGATATGAAGGTAAGGGTAAATATTATAACATGAAAAACACCAATAGAGTAACAATAGATAAACAAAATATCAAAATTTGCAAAGTGTATAAATATTGTGAAGATTTTCGACTGATATTTGGTGGTAGAATTGTAGATGTTATAAATAATATATATCCGGAAGGTAAAGAAAAAGATCATTTCAAAGTTCCAGATAGATTTGATAGGTATAAAAGTTTGAATATAACAATAGGGGATTATTATTTATTGAATTTTGAAATAAAAGATTATGTAAAAGGAATATATAGAAATTATAGAGTGAATATGTTTGATACTATAAAATGCAGACCAAAAATTAAAAGAATCAATCCAGTCAACGATCCTTACGGTGAAGAAGATTGGGGTGATGAAATGATGTATGAGGATTAGAAGATTAAATGAAGCTAAAGATCCTTTTAAGGATTTGAGAGATTATAGTATAAATTATATCTATGAAAGTAATTCACATGTCCTTGATAAAATTAAAATTACTTATATCGGATCTTATAAACGTTATAAAAAAAGAGAAACTAGATGGTCTGGGAATTTATATGAACCAGGAGAACCAATTGTTCCTACTTTCTCGCAGTATAAAAAATATTTAAATAATTTATTTGTTAATAAACAATTAATATTTGTTCATTTTGATAACGATAAAGGCACATCATTTTTAGTGAAAACTAAAATAAAAGGAATTTCTATAGATAAAGATGGATTTATAAAAAAATTAAAAGATGATGCTAGAGAATATATTTTCGATGATAGATTGGAAACAATTGATGTAGAAAAATATATTAATTTATTGAAAAATTTAATAGGACAAAATATAAGTTTTAATAAATATTTATATCGTAAAAATCATAAAGATGTATTTGTAGATGATTTTCAATTGAAAAGAATTTATCAAAATAAGGACGGTGAAATTATTTTTGAAAATGAAGAGGGAGAATCTTGTCATGTAAATATATTTGATCCTATATGTAAACGTGTAATTTTTACACCGGAAGATCCATATGGTGAGGAGGATTGGGATATTAATGAGGATTACGAAGTAGATAAGAATAGATTAAGACAAATAAAATTTATAGGAGGCGAAGAATTAATAGATGTTATAACAACGGGCGATGTTGATTTCTTAAATAATAATTTTACTGGATGGGCAAAAATGTATCCTGAATTAAGAACTTACATTTTCCATGTTATAAATTGGGAGATAGACCCTAACGATAAAGTAAGATTTACTTATGATGGTTATATTCATGGCGAGTCTGTTAAAATTAATATAGGACCATCTAATTACGTATTAAAGAAAACACCAGAATTAACTATAACAATGTTTGAAGAAAAAGAACCAACAATTATGATAAATGAAAAAGATCCTTATGGAGAAGAAGACTGGAGCGAATATATGGAAAATGCGTCTTATCCAGATCCAGATCCTCTTAAAATGAGACACACAAACAAATCGTTAAGACATTCAGAAATAAGTGATATAAAGAAACAAAAAAATGTTAAAATACTCAACGACGAATTTATTGGATGGATAAGAATATTGCCTGAACTATTTGATTATTTTCTACATGTGGTGGAATGGGGAATAAGTGACGGTGTATTATATACCAAATATGACGGATATGTTAACGGTCTGAAATTTGTTAGAAATTCAAGTGTTTATACTTATACATTAAAAGACTCAGAACAAATGATGATAACTGTTGTGGATGATGGAGATCCATTAATTAGAATAGATGATATGGATCCATATGGTGAAGAGGATTGGGATTATGAAGTATTTGAACAATTCTATGATAACGATGACGATGTTTATGTGCCTATAAAATCTAAAGAGGAAAAGATGGCAGATATTAAAAGATCTTTGAAAAAGAATACAAGTGAATATCAAAGATTTGATCAATATTTATTATTTGATAGACTTGGATTAGAAAGACTCGAAATTCTAAGAAATTTTTTAATAGGAAAAGTCATTGTAGTAGAACAAAACAATAAGAAAAAAACTAGAACTAAAGGAAGAGTTTACGAAATTCGCTCAAGAAAAGTTGAAGACGAACAATTTTATCTAATAAGAATGGTAACTAAAGAAGGAGAAATTGAATTATTTATACAAGGAAAAGATAGATTCAAAGTTAAAAGTCTAAATATTCCTAAAGTTACTATAGATCCTTACGGTGAAGAAGATTGGGAATTGATTGGTGATATACCAGATGAACCTAAGAAAGAAGAAAAGAAAAAAACTACAAGTAAAAAAAGATATTTTAGTAAAGGCAAAGCTTGGATAGCTGATGATGCACCAATGGCAATTGCTAAACCAAAAAGAGTATGAAAGATTCTGTAATAAAAATAGAAGGAAGAGAACTCAAACCTTACGTTTGGAATTTATACAATGGACATAAGACCAATGATATAGATTATTATTATACTCGTATGATGGAATCTGGTCTGAAGACAGAAGAAATAGGAAACATAGATGGATTATCAATGTTCCTTGTACAAAATGATCACGAAAAAGGAAGACCAAACATTTTTATTATGGGAGGAGTTCACGGTGAAGAAACCGCCGGCCCTTGGGGAATATTGAATGTCATGATGAAATTAAAATTGATGAAGGTCAACGTAAATCTTTCTTTTATTCCTATATTCAATCCATATGGATTTAGTAAAGGTTTAAGATTTAATGGACAATTAAAATCTGTCAATTCTGGGTATTTTAGAACTAAATCTGGAAAACAAGAATTAACTACAGAGGGTGTTATTTTCCAAAGAAACTTTATTAGAATTTGTGAACTCGCAAAAAATGGATTTCTTTCTTGTCACGAAGATACAGACCAGGAGAATTTCTTTATTTATGAAGTTCACCATGATGCTAAACCAAGTTTTATTTGTAGAGAGTTACAAACTATAGGATCTTATTATTTTGGTAAACAGAAAGATGGTGCAGTATATACTGGTGTTGTGAAAGATGGTGTTGTATTAAATGAAAAAGATGGAACAATAGATGATTATCTTGTTAATGTTGGTAATATTCATAGAGCAATAACAACAGAAACTCCAGGTAAAGCTGATATTAATAAGAGAGTTTATGTTTATGAGCAAATCATAACAAAATTCATAGAAATGTATAGTGCAGGAAATTTTTGGGAATGATAACGAAATTTATTAAATATAACGAAAATAAAAAACTTAGTGAAGATGATATAGTAATCTTCCATTACGGTATTGTTCCTGAACATAGAACTCCAAATCCGACATTAAAACCTTATGATAAAAAGCCCGCTACGATTTTAGTCGCCGATTATAGTGAATATCCAACAGTAATAGGAAGTCCTTTCTTAATAAGATTTATAGAAGATGGTAAAAAGGCTTGGGTTAATAGAGAATCTATAACTCCACATAATCCAAAAATAATAGTATCTCCTATAGATCCTTATGGAGAGGAAGATTGGTCTGTTGATGATGAAGATATAATTAAAGAAAAACTTAATTTTTTTAAGAAAAAGAAAAAAGCAGAACATGATTTTTCAGTTCATACAGAAGTCAATTTCATACCAAGAAACGATGGTGTTTATTATTTTCAGGCAGGATTGAACAGGATAAATGATCATATGGGAATAGGTGAAGATCAATTCGGTAAAAAATGTAAAATTGTTAGAATATACGATGGATATTATGAAATTAAATTCGATAATCTCAAATATTCTTATACTTGTCGTATTGACAACTTATTGCCTTTGGATTTTTCTAAACATATTGAAAGAAGGAAGGAAATGTTGAATCTTCACAAGGATGAAGATCCTTATGGTGAAGAAGTGTGGGAGAGTAATTCTGAAAATATTATCTATATAGATTAGGAAATGAAAATGACCTAAAAGGTATTAAAAAAATAACAAGCAAGTTAAGAAATGAACTTGGATTCGTTATGAACGTGGCTCTTATAGATGCAATAAAACACGATGAATTATTAGTGGCTGAAAGTGATAATATTATTGTTGGTTTTGTTCATTTTCATAAAAGAAGGGATGGATGGAATACAATACATGAAATAGGAGTACTGCCTACATGTCGGCTCGTAATCCACAACTAACCATACCACCAACGTTATAGGGCATTTAACCGATCCAACACATCGGCAGACGTATGACCGTCAAACTCAAACAATGCTCTATCCTTTGCAGGTATTTTGAATAAATCCCAATCTTTCAATTCATAGTGATTTGATATTTGACCAGTTGGCAATACTGCAACAACGATAAACCAACCGCCGCCAAAACAATATTCTCCATCGTGATGCCTAATTGATTTGTGAACATTGTATTGTGGTATATCAAATTTTGCCCACTCATTGAATAGTGCAGCATTGTAAGTTTTCCTAAACTCATACAATTCATTAAATGTATGATAACCGTCAGAGTAATTTCCCCTAACATCAGAAGGTGTAATGTCAATTAACCTTTGAGCTTCTAATAAAATTCCGTTTTGACTTTCCATTTTGTGTAAAATAAACGCCCTATAACATACGCTATACAAAAGCAGGGGCGTACTGCTAAAGTGAGCGAATATCTGGACTGATTAATTATACATAGATCTTCTTCTCTTCTTCTCTTTTTCAATACCAGCAGATACCAAATCAACTAAAGTTTCAGATCTTTTTCTTTGAGCAGATAATTCTTTTTTATATGAATCTCCGTCTTGTTTTCTAAGATCCGCAAAATAATCAAATACAGAAGATTGAACTATATCATTTGATCTGCAGTGACTACACATTTGAGCAGTATCATTAAATACATAAGTATATTTTCCACACTTATTACATTTATAGTAATTTGTTAAATCCTCTTCGAATGTGGATAGTATTGTACCTAATTGTTCTGCCTCAAAAGTTTTAAAATCTTTAATATTTCTCATCAATATATAGTTCTTTTGAACTATATATTATTTTCGGATTTTAATTTTTCTAATAATTTTTTGTAATTTTCTTCTAATTTTCTTTCTCTATCTCTTAGGTCGGCAGCCTCGCAGAAATCTTGTTTATTGATGGCTTTCATTTTTAATGATCTAATACCATCAATTTCATTTTTAATTTTCTCTAATTCTTCCATGCATGATTTTATTATTATATATTATATTTGACTCGATTCTGTCAATAATATTTGAAGTACTATATCCATTTATGAGTTCTATGGTTTTTATATCCCCACCATATTCTTTTACAATATCATATCCAATTATTTCTTCATCTTTATAATCTTTCCCTTTTACTAAAATATCAGGATGAATAGATTTTATAATATTATAGGGATTATCTTCGTCGAAGATAATAACATTATCTATAAAAAAAATAGATGCTAATACTATAGATCTGGAAGTTTGATCATTTATAGGACGATTTGGACCTTTTAATTTTTTAACGGACGAATCTGAATTTAACCCAACTATTAAATAATCACCCAAAGATGATGCTTTTGATAGAAATTCAATATGTCCTTTATGTAGAATATCGAAACAACCGTTGGTGAATACGATTTTTTTATTATTATTCTTTAATTCTGATATTAATAATAGAGCTTTTTGAATATCAATTATTTTAGAATCAATCTCCATCATCCCATTTAATATTTTTCATTAATTCTCTTGCTCTATTATCAACTTCTTGAATTTCTTCTTGTGTCCATTCATGATGCTTCATCCATTCTATTTCAAATTTTCCATCAATAGAATAGAGATAAAAGACTTTTCCCAATTTTAGGTTATCTTTACCTATAATATCTATAGGTAAATTTATATAATACCTCAACAGGCTTTTTTCCGGATACACTTCCAGCAATTCAGCCGTGATGAATTTACTTTTGATTTCGCTTACATAAGCGACCCATTTCTTTTCTACTGATTTTCCGTTGCGTTCCATGACTTTTGCCTTTCTATATAATCAATTATATTTACTATTGAGATTGGTTCATACCCTACATTATCTACCCCTACATCCAATACGTTTGGAGCGTGAAGATAATGTCCATGATGTTCAAATATTCCATGAACGTGTCCATGTAGACAAACCATATTAGAATCTTTTGATGGATAATGTGGATAATGACTTAATTGGAATGTATAATTTTTTCCTTCATGTTCATATTCTAAAACATGATTATAATCCCACCATTCAATAAGCCCGGCATTCTTCAAATTGTTGAGAACTTGTGACCTATCATGGTTTCCTTTGATTACATATTTTTTCCCATTGAGGAGTCTTGTAACGTGTCTAATATTTCTATTAGTAAATTTAAAAAAGAAGTCACCCAAATGGTAAATTTCATCTTCGGGTTTAACAACCTTATTCCATGAATCTACCATGAATCTGTTCATTTCATCCACATTATTGAATGGACGATTGCAGAATCTAATTATATTAGCATGGCCAAAATGATGGTCTGAAGACAGATATATCATATTATGTGTATCAGTTGTAAAAAAATCATATTTTTATCTTAATATATACAAATATACAAAAAATTTGTTTATAAAAAAAAAACAAAATAAAAATGGCCGGAATTAAGTGGACGAAAGAAGAAGATAATTTTTTATTAGAAAATTATGAAAATATGAATAAAGATAGTCTATTAGACAAATTAAATAATAGAACATGGAATGCTATAAAATTAAGAGCTGAAAAGTTTAGGATAAAAAGATATAACAATAGTAATAGATTGACAAACTTAAAAAATTTGTTAATAGATAACAATGAAACTTATTACTGGATAGGTTTTATAATGGCCGACGGACATATACATAATAATAATAGATTAAAAATAACATTGTCAATAAAAGACACTGATCATTTGAATAAATTTAAAAATTTTATAAAATATGAACATGATTTATCATTTGGGAATAACGATGGGCATGATAATGTTACAATTAATATAATGGATATGAAATACGTAAAATTGTTATGTGAAAAGTTTAATATTAAACAAAACAAAACATATAATGAGTGTGATATTAAGTCGGTTAAAGAAAAAAATTTATTACTGAGCCTTATTGTCGGATTTATAGATGGTGATGGTTCTATAAAAAATCAGAATAAAAGAAAAGATTTCCAATTAAGAGTAAAATGTCATAAGAATTGGTTCAATAATTTGGAATATATTTTGTATTCAATACAAAGAATAACAAATGAAAAATGTGATACAGAAGTAAAATATACAAAGGATAAAAGATATGCCTTGTTTAGTATAACAAGTACTTCTGTTCTTAAAAAATTAAAAAAAGAAGTATTGGAATTAAATATTCCTTTTATGAAAAGGAAATGGGATGTTATAAATGAAAATTACGAGACTTTTTATGAAAGAAAAAGAAAAAGAATAAATCAATACATATCTATAATAAAAAGTGAACCATACTTAAAAATAAAAGACATTGCTAAAATAATGAATTTATCAGAAGAGGCTATTTACAAATACAAAAGAGAATTAAAAAAGTAATTTATTTATTTTAATATATAGTAAAAAACAACATTTTGTTTATGCCACACATTAAGAGATTTGAAAAGTTCAATAATAACTCATCTGCTAGTTGGGTTGATAATGATTCTGTGAGAAAAATTGTAGAATCCATGAAACCAGAAAATAGTGAATCTGGTAGTTTTAAAATTGCTTTAAAAGGATTTAATTCACAATATAAAACTAAAAATAAAGAACAAAAAATAAACGAATCTTTTAATGCGGTTAACTGGGCAGACATGAACTTAATTCAAGAAGTTTTATATAGAATGGATCCAAGAATGTGTAATAGGTCAGAAAGTTATAAAAAAGATCTCAAAATATTTTTAGAAAAAATAAATTCTTTCAATAAATTAAATGAACAATTTTCACACGCTGAATGGGTTGATGTGTATCTTTTACAAGAAGTAATTGATAATATGAAAAGCAGTAAAACACATAACGGGGAAGAATTTAAAAAAGATTTAAGAGCGTTTAACGTCGATTATAAGTATCAATCCAGTAGGTTTCCATCAACACTTGGTAAAAGAGTAGCAGATTGGGTAGATTCTGATTTGGTACAAGATGTTATAGATAGAATGAATCCTCACAATAATCCAAGATGTGAAGAATATAAAGCAAAATTAAAGGAATTTGTAGAACAATATGATAAAGTCTTTTGATCAATTTTTATTAGAAACAGCTGCAGTACCAAAATTTATTAAGCCTGAAAAACTTCCAAAAGTTGCTGAAATGGAAGGTAGAGGATATAGAGTAGCTACATTATCAGATGGAGAAAAATATGCTTTTAGCAAAGATTATGTAGAACAAGATGATATTTATTGGTTAGGACAAAATACACCAGAATATCAATACGGTATAAAATATATTGCTACTCCTTATATAATATCAAATAAAAAGAATTTGCCATTCTATTCCATTTATAGTAAATGTGATCCTTCACCAACAGATCATCAGAAGAAAGTTTTAGCTCAAAGAGAGAAGGAAAACGCGGCTAAACAGAAAGAACTTCAAAAAACTATAAAAGGTGAAAAAAGACCTAGAAAGAGAAAATAATTAAATATTGAATATATTTGCGTTAGGATCAAATAATTCCCTAGTTTTCGTAAACATTCTTTCTAAATCCATATTCTGTTTTTCTATATCTCTTTCAGATAATTCTCCATTCGACTCATCTTCCCATTCTTCTTCGCCGTATGGATCATTCTCAGAATAAACTCTTTTAATTTCTTTAATCTTAAATGGTGGTTTAATACTACCATAAAATGATGGAACATGATCTTCGAGATCAAGCAGGTAGCGAACATGGTGTATTACAAGATTTTTGTCTTCTATGGTATTTACTCCATGTCCATCTCTTTTTAATGTATTAAATCTATGTTCTCTTAATATATTTGTTAACCAATCATAATCTAGTTTATCTATTTCTAATCTAAACATTGGATCTCCATCTATTCTAGAGAATCCAATAAATTCAATCCAGTTTATTCTTTCTTTTCCACCGTTATGTTTATTTTCAAATAATTTAGGTTCAGCTTCTCCGTCTCTATCAAGAAGAATGAAACTTCTTCTTGATATTCCACCTAATTGTTCTTTAATGTCGAAATATTCTAATTGTTCACGAATATTTTTCCTAAATTGAGCAGCTTTACCTTTCCAATCTAATGATATTTTTATTATTGTTGCCATATTAATTATCCCAATTTTCTTCCCCGTATGGATCAAGTACAGGTATGAACTTTTGACCAACTGGTTTTATATCTTTTGTGAAATTTTCTAAATAACAAACTAATCTATTTAATCTTTCTTTTTTTGCTTCTAATCTTCTAGATATTTTTTTATGCCTTTCTATTCTTCGGCTTGTCATAAATAAATATCCTGTAAATTTACGATTAGAATCTTGTAGTTCTATAAATATATCTCTTAATTCCATTGCTATAACATTATAGGAATCGTAAATCTGACGGCTATTCGCTCCATATTCACCACGTATTGCTTTGGTGCTTATAGGTTGTAATTTATCAGCAATCACACGAATTGAATCAGATATAGAATCATATCTATCTTCAGTTTGCCTGTTTCTATAATGTCCTTGAACAGTTAAAATATAAAAGGGGAACTTGAAATAATTTTTGAAACTATTCCATTTCCTTTTTATGTCATTCCATTTCATTTTTATTTAGATTAAAAGTCTATATTATTCCCAATTCTCCTCTCCATATGGATCTAATTCGTTATAAACTCTTGGTTTTGGATTATACACATCTTCTAAAACATTACTCATAAGATTTTTAAATCCTCTTGGTTTGCCTCCCATGATAATGGGAGTTTTATTTAACATGTGTTTTTCATAACTATCTGTTTTAATTATTCCAACGCAAAAATCACTCAAGCTAGCTCTAGTTATGGAATCTTGAATATCTTGATTCGATATTAAATCGGTATAATCTACAATATAAGGATTATAGAAAATATCTTCTTTCCCTGATGGAACTCCTTGATTTGATGTTATTATAGGCAAATTATTCATCCCATACCTCTTCTTCAAATGGGTCAATACTTTTTAAATTTTTCCTTATGGCTCTTACTTTATCAGGATCATCTATAAAATCATTTAGTTTCTTTTCTAATAATTTTATTAATTTCTTGCTTTCTTCCAATTCTTTTTCTAATTGATCTATCTTATCGCTACTGGTATAAGCCTTGTATGTTGTTGAATATTGATAATCATTCCAACTAGTATCTGTTCCAGTGGTTGTTGTTGACCAATATGATATTCCAGCAGTGATTGAGCTTCCTGATGTTGATGAGGTGCCACTTTTAGTGGTATAACCTATATACACATTATCTTTATATGTACCTAATTTTTTCATAATTAATTCTCCTCTTCGAACTCTGATATTTCAGGTTCTATATAATTTTTTTCATCTGGGAGTTTATTCTTATCGTTTTTCATTTTGATAAGAATGATAGCCATCAAAAATAAAATTAATGCTAGAAAAATAATAAAACTTGTCATAATGATTCCTCCTTTATTTACACATTTTTTTGATTTCTGTTATTATATTATAATAAAATTCTCTAAGTCCATAAGATATTTTAATCTCAGGTCTTGCTAATCTTGTTTGTATTTCTACATCTTCTTTTCTTTCATATTCTTCGTCTATTCCTACTACAATAATTTTGTCTGTAGAATTTCCCCATTTTCCTAATTCATATAATACTATAGGGTTTAATGATCCTTTAGAAAACCAAAAAACAATTATATCCGATTCTTTCATTCTATTGTATTCCCACACAATTTGTCTTTCTGATTCCTCTTTTATATGTATAGGAAAATATGCTCTTCTTGGATTATAAACTATAACATCACATAAATAATCGTGATTTTTACTTTCACTATCTTTTAATAATCTTTCAATAATATCAGATTGCCAATCTGGACAGTTGGTAATATCACCAGCCAAAAACAATTTTATAGGTTCATTTATCTTTATTTCTTCGGGTGCTGTGACAAATCTTATCATTCTTCTTTCAATGCGCTTTTTATTGATTCAGTAACGTCCGGTATAGTTTGAGCTCTTTCGAGAAATTTAACGTTAATGTAATCAATTCTGTTTCCCGGAATAAATTTTTTATGATCTTCATGTTCAATTAAAACACCAAAAGAAGTAATTTTTCCAAGATATGTTTCTAGAGCATATTCTTCGCATTCTAAGTGGTGGTATATTGGATCTGAAGGACCATTGATTTTATTCCCATTCGTTAGTTCTATTTCTAGACCTTTTGTTTTCAAATGTATTTCTAATTCGTATGTGTTCATGGTTGTGATTTATTTTCTTCTTCAAGATCTCCTAAAAGAACGACCTTGAAATGATTTATAGAGAAGTGACGGGCGTTGACTAGAAAACTTTTATCATCGTCTAGTAAAATAGTGTCACCAGCTGCCGGTATTATATAAGATTCATACTCTTGAATAATATCGCCATCGTAATTCATCAACATAATTTTATAATCTTCTCTGTGCATTCCTATTTTTTTATTTTTTATATCTTTTTAAGATACGTTTGTTTCTATTTTTTTATCCTCTTTCTTTTTTCTCGGTTTTCTTGGTTTTGTCAAACAAACATAATCTGTTATAGCTTTTTCCATAATACAATCCATACAATATATTACTCTATACGAGTCGTGTCTATTTACCCAGTATGATTCTTTATCTGGAAATTCTTTTAAACAGCTAAAACATATATTATCACTTCTTTTTGCCATGATTTATTTTAATTTAATGGTCCATAATAACATTCTTCACTCTTTTTCCCCTGTAATTTTTCAGATACCCAAGTCCAACTCACAACCATGATATATACTATGAAAATAACAATAGATATTAATCCAAGAGCTGCGATGTTCAAAATATTAAATATCGTTCTCATAATAATTTACTTAAATAATGTATAAAACTAGCAAAATATGGATATACCATATACATGAAATAACATAATCCTGTTATAACCATATATAACATGAAAATAAATAACCAATTTATGGTCATCCATCTTGGAAATTTATTTTCTATGTTTTTATAATAAATAATTGAAACTATTATAGATAATAATAACAGTATTGTACCTATTCCTCCAACTATTAAATGTATCATAATTAATTCTCCCAACATTCTTCGCCATAGGGATCTAATTCGCTAAAGACTCTTTTGATCTCTTTGGTGTTTTTATTGTTTATATAATTTTCTAGATTTTCTAGAATGTTTCTATTAATCTCCTCAGTTAGAATTTTTTCAAGCCTTTCGCTAATATCTATGCCAAAAGATTTTAGATCTTCTACTTGTTCTCTTGTAAATTTACAATTTAATTGTCTTTCTATCGTTCCCAATTTTCTTCGTCGTAAGGGTCTAGTTCCTTACGACGTTTATATTCATCAGGATCATTTTCGATTAAATTAATTTTAGCTTTTAATTTTTTATTATCGTTTTCTAGATTGTTTATTATAAACTGAAATCTCTTTTTCTCTCCATCGTGATTCTTAACAAAGGCAGTATTCCTTTTTTCTAATTCGGATATTTTCTCCCAAAGTTTGCCTATTTGTTTATCTTTTTCGTCTATATCTGATTTACTAAGAGTGAATGTTTTTGTTGTAAAATTGGTTTTTGGTTCTGTTGTTTTAGATTTTCCAGAATCCCAACCGGGGTATTCCCACCAACGATCATCATTCCATTGTGTACCAGTTTCACTCGGAGTTGATGTTTTTCCAACACCTTTTGGTTGATCAAATATATTTGGATGTTTTTCATTCCATTCCTTTTCAGTGTACCTACGATAAATATCAGTCCACTCTGTACTCGAATATGTTTTTTTATCGCTTTCTTCCCAATCTTTTTCTGCTTTTTCTAATTTTTGTTTAATTTCCGACCAATAACCTTCTTTTTTCTCACTATCTTTCCAATCCTTCTCTGCTTCTTCTAATCTTTTCCTTTCTTCTCCAGATAATTCTATTTTCTTTTTATTACTGTTGGTCGCGACCTGATTTTGCCACCAATATTCAGATTCGGGCATATATATTCCAGCAGTCTTTAATGGGACTTTCAATTCGGGAGAATCTGTATTTTTAATAAAATCATAACCTACTTTTTTTTCGGGCAATTTCTCACCATTTAGTTCTTTGAACCAAGATGGTAATTTATCAATAAAAGCCGGTTTACTTTCAGGTTCTTTTTGTTCTTCTTCTTTTTTTGGATGAAGATATGGTTCTTTTTCATCCAAAGTGGTTTCAATTTCTTCATTCATTTTATACAAAATTTTTAGTTAACTCTGGATCAATATCTTTACCTTCTTCAAATAATTCATTAATTTTTCTGTGTTTCTCTATTACCTTTTCAATTGGTAATTTAATTAATTCCTCATTATCAATAATTTCTTCTCCTTTAGATAGAAGATCTCTTGATGCCTGCACAGCAATACAATGATCACTCTGATGAACAGAGTAATATAATGAAAGTAAATAATTTGGATCTACCACGTTCCAACCCTTTACTGTAATATTTGGAACTTCTTTTTTGAACATGTCAATAACAATCTTTTTATCGTCTTGAATTTTCTCATAACGAATAAAAGTATTGTTGTCATATTTGGTTTTCATTCTATAAAAACCTAAACTTGTCAACTTTAGTTGAACAACGGTGAAATTTTCAGGTGGAACAAAAATATCAATATCCTTATGATCATGGATATGCTTATATTCAGTATGAGCAGGGGATATAAAATGCCATGCCCATCCACCGGATAATACCACGAGTTCCCTAATATTTTCAAGGATCTCTATTTGAGCATTTATCCAGTTGACGTCATATGTTTCACCATATCTCGTCGGATTATGTTTTTTAATTTTCTTTTTCATTTAATTCTATTTTTTTAAGTGATAATTTTCTCAACGAACTTGCTCCTCCAAAAATATCACTTAATATAAAATACATTGATGGTAATTTCTTTTCTATTTTTTTAACAGCATGATTATAAGCCCTTAAATTTTTGTGATCAGGACTTATTAATTCTTTACGTGGAATTTTTTGTGACCACTTACACACACTATTACAATAGAATTCTTGTTCTACTCTTAGCTTACGATGTAGTTTTATTAATTTTATTATTTTCATAATCTTCCGTGTCTCATTCTTTCTCTCTGATTATTAATTATTTCCTGAATTCTATAAGCATCTTGTATATTAAATTTCTTCACAACGATTGGGTTGTCATTAAATCCGTTTATCACTATGGTTGTTCCTAGTAAAGAAGTATTGACTTCAACAGAAGTAACAGTATCAATAGCCATAGTAATTTTATCTTTATTTAAAAGATTCTTATTACGTTTTGAGTATCTGATATAGTTATCATCTATTTCCAAAACGTAAGGAGTTAAGATTGGTCCAAGTCTTGTTACGTCTGATGTGAATCTATAATACATTATGTAAATATTAAAAGGTTGTTTTCTCTTGAAAATTTCCCTAAAGTTGTAAATAATTCTGATGCTTCGGCATAAGGATTTCCCATATCGCTGTCATACCAGAAATATGTTCTATCGAATATAACTACACAATTTTTAAGATTTTCAAGAATCTTATAAAGATTTTCTTTATTGTTACTATTAAAATTGATAATATCGACTTTTTCGTTTGGTTTGGTTTTATACTCAACCGACATAGTATTTATCACTACTTTATTCCAGTAAGTGATATAATTATCTAATAATGCTTGAACTTTTTCGCTATACATATTCTTTACATAAAAACCCCTATTTTATTTTCTTTTGTTAATTTCATTAATTCATCATGGAATTTTCCAATATTAGTGTCGTTATACCATTTGTAGATATTATCAAATATAACTACACATTCTTTAGCGTAGTCTCTAAGAATTGATATTAAATGATCTTGATTTATATCTGTAAATCTAAGAATTGTTGAATCATCTTCTAAATCGTAAACTGCTCCTATGGTATCTATAATACATAATTTTATGTGAGCGAACTTATACCAATCTATTATTTTTTGAACATTTTCTCTCATGACAGTTCATTTTTTAATATACAAATATAACGATTGTTTTCAACAAAAAAAAACTTATTTTATATTTTGTTGTATATAAAAGAAAAGTCTAATCTATGAAGATTTCCGTAATAATGGCTAGTTTTCTTGGAATGCCAGGTAGAGATAAACTAGATCAAAAATTCAAAAGAGCAGTGAACTCTTTTCAAAAACAAAATCACGAAGACAAAGAACTTATTATAGTCGCTGACGGTTGTGAAAAAACAATGCAAATTTACAACGAAAGTTTCTCAAAAGAAAGTAATATAAAATTTATTCCAATACCTAAACAACCACTATATTCAGGAATAATGAGAAATATAGCCTACGAAGCTGCTGTTGGTGAGATAATTACTTATTTAGACGCAGACGACGTTATAGGAAAAAACCATTTAACTTCTATACACGATCAATTTGATATTAATTCCCATGATTGGGTATATTATGATGATTATATGACTCTTGATAAAGATTTTCAAAAACTACATATTAGACCAGTCGAACCAAGATATGGATCTATAGGCACTAGCAGTATCTCTCATAAACATCCAGCTATTATGAAAAATGGGCAATGGTTAAGATGGAGAGATGGTTATGGTCATGATTTTTGTTTTGTAATGAAATTAGCTTCTTTAGGAACAAAATTTAAAAAATTAGAAAAAATGCCAGAATATATTGTCTGTCATTATTATCAAGCAGATTTTTAAAATAAAAGTAAAATTATGAGAAAAGATAGAGATAATAGAATTTATTGTAGTGTAATGAACTATGATCAATTCGTTGGATTTAGTATTCCTAAAAACTTGGAATATATTATAGATTTTATAAAAGAAAAAACAGACGATGAATTTATCGATCAAGTATTTGACGATTACGATGAATATAGAGATTATGAAGTTGAATGTGCGTCACAAGCTAGACACGGTAGCTCAGGAACAACAGATATAGATACAATTGAAGAATTTGTTAAAGAATACTCGTGGCACATAAATGATAATGACGATATTAAAAAATTCTTCGAAAACATTAATATAAAAGAAGAAACAATAAATATAAAAAATACATCAAATAGTTTAACAGGTTTTACTTACTAAATGATAAAAATGTCATTTTTAACAATTAATATATAGATGAAAACGGTTATTGAAATAAATGAGGAGATGGATAGGCTTAAAAATTTCTTAGATAATAGTCAAGATATTTATTATGCTTTTAGTCCAAGTAGTTATGAAGATATAACAAATAAAATAAATCAGAGTAGAGGTAAATTTCAAATTCTCGAATCTTTGATTGATAAAACGGATAATGAATTGATAAGTATGTTAAAAGAAAAAAATGATTTATATGATATTATAAACGGGACAGGTTCTGGCAATATATATGAACTGCAGGGTGAAATACTTGCAATTAGATGGGCATTAAAATGACAAAAGAAGAATCAATAAATAGACTTAATAATGTCGTAAAAGACATAACCAATGAAGCATTAGTAACAGATTTACTTTATTGGAAAGATGATTTTATTGATTTTTGTGATGATGCGATATCTAATAGTGAAAAAGAATCATTATTCAATGATAAATATTTGATAGGAGTTTCTATAAGGGTTCGTGGTCTTATGAATTTATTATTTTATAAAAATGACGACATGCATCCTGCATATACAAAGACTATTCAATATAAAGAATATGAAAAAAGAGCTAAAAGTATTAGAAGAACAGAACTAATAGATAAAATGTTAAAAAATAATTAAAAGATATGGCAAGGTTAACAAGTTTTAGTGATTTTGTTGATGGAGAAGATTTCTCTTACAACAATCAGCCCAAACCTTATATTTATGTTTTGAAATATATTATTGGGAAAGAAAATTATGTAGACGAGTTAAAAGAATACATAAAAAATTACAAAGATGAAGAGTCTGATTATGAAGATGACGATTCGTACGATCCTTATATGGAAAAACTAAAAGAACTTGTCGATGATGATAATTTGGATGATGTAGAGGAAATGATTGTTAATTATGAGGATTATATAACAGAAATCGGCGACTTCGATGAGAGTGACGATGACTATGAAGAGAAGATGTATGGATATGATGAAGATGATGATGAAGAAATTGAAGATACAGATACATTCGATGATAAGAAAGACGTCATTCTGGATTATATAGAGACCTACAACGAAGAAGACATTAAAAATATAGATTTTAAGGAATTGGATATAGAAGTACAGAAATCTAATTTGAGTGAGGATCTTAAAGACTTCCTAAAAGTAGATATAGAATTTGAAGATCTAGAAGATGAAATAAATGAAGATTTCTTATCTGACGAAGAAGATATAGAAGATATAGATTACGAAGAAATCACAGATGAATCTAATAAAGAAGAATTATTAAAAGAAACTCCTGATCTTGATGTTTATGAACAAGATTCATTTGAAAAAGATTTAGGAATAAAAGACGAACCAGAAGATGAAGAGAAATCTTGATGGAATGAGAAAAGCTTATTATAGGAGAATTCCTGTATATTTCAATCCAGATACAACTGAATTAGAAGGTAGAAATTGGTTTTATAGTATATTAGCGAATATAATGATTTATATTGATGCTTATATTATAAGAAATGAAGAAGGATTCCCTATATGGATTGAAATGAATGATTCTGAAAAACAGTGGAAAGATATAATAGAAAAAGGTTATTAAGTTACCATTTTTCTTTCATATTTTAATATTTCATCTATAGCTTTTCTTTTCTGAACATGGAAAAACCAGTACCCCTTAAATGAATCATAATTAAGCATGTTATAACTTATTAACATGCTTTTTTCACTATAAGTTAGCCACAATATTTCACCTGATGGTACTTCTACGATATATTGAACTCTATCTCCCATTATACAAATATATATAAAAATAACGTTATTAAAAAATAAATTTGTAACACGCCATTTTTAATATATAAAAGAAAAAAGATATAGAATGGCAAGTTGTCCTCTTTACAAAAGACTAAAAACTCGTGGCACTACGTTTTTAGCCTTTCCATCAGCCGCAAACGATATGAATGTTTATCCATTTCAGGAAGCATTCGATGTTCAGGTAACAAAATTCGTTTTATTAAATATTCCTAAAAGCACAGGAAAAGTATTAAATTTTACAAAAACAGATGTACTAGATACAACTAATGGTATAAATACATACAATTTCGATCCAAATAGTTCATACCCTGTACTTTATTCGGATCAATTGGTAGAATCGATTAGAAATTACATAGCAAATCAGGACGCTTGTTTTAGAAATACAAGAATAACAGCTAATAAAGATTTTTATAATCCAATAGAAAGAAAAACACCAACTGAAGAAATATTCTGGAAATGGTGTAGATTACACAATATTATTGATTTTGAACCAGCTGAACATAAAATAGATTGGGATAAGAATTTGTCAGATTTTGACAATCAGAATGCATCTACGGTTACAAACCAAGATTATTTTAGAAAATATTTATGGAAAGAAAGAGAAGTTAGAGATTATTCTTGTGTAGTCAATGGAACATTAAATTATCCTGTTGTTACCATAAGTGAGTATGCCAAATTTAAAATTGGAGATTTTATTACTTTCACTGGATCAACAGTGCCAGTAGAACTTACTGGAATTACTTGTGAGATCACAGATATAACTTTTCCAACTAATCAAACTATAATAACACTTCAAAATACACCGACTCCTTCTGCATTTGGAGATACAACTACAACATGTTTATTGAATTATCATCAATTAGTTCAATATATTGGCGAAATTCAGGCAACTAGTAAAGTACAATCTTCACAAAAAACATTTACTGAATTTACAGCAATGATTCCGGCTCACGCTGGAATGTCTCCTACAATATTATTTGAGACTCAAACTAATACTAATTATTATCCAGGTCTTACTATTCCTATATTGGACGATCAAATTCAGGATGAAATTATAGGGGCAGAAAATTTAAGTTCTCCAATAAGATCTAATCCTAATGATTATCCAGGATCTTATTTTGGATATTTTGATACATATGATAAAACGTATAAAATGAGTAGCGGGGATCAACTTCGTTACTCCGGAGATTATTTTGGAGTACTTAGAGTTAATAATGTTGGATTGGCAGCTGATGATGCTTTTGAATTTTTAACAGATTTTAATTCTAATGATATTGATGGTGTAGCTTTAGATTTCAACCTTAAACATTATTATAAAGCACAAACCGCTCCTTCTAATATTACAAATTTTGATGATTTTGATTCACTATCTATTGATGGAAATCCGCCTGAAGATTTTGATTTTAATGCTATTCTTTGGTACTACACAGTCAGAGATAATAACACCAATAAGACATACACAGATCTTTATGGAATAGAAATACTTGATAATCCAGACAACGACTTTGGAACATCAAACGATAGAACCATTACATTAACAAAGAAATTAGTTACCAATAATTCACAAGATGGATATTCTTATATTTATAATTTGAATCTCAATTTTGCTGTTGATAATGATATGGTTGCTTTGAAATATGATCCAACTTCTATTTATGATATTTTTGGATTTGATCTTTACAATAAAGTTATGAGTAATTATGTTTTATTGACAGATCAATTTCAAACTATAATAGGACAATTCTTATCTATAAATGAAGACATATTAAAATTAAAAAGTCTCCTATATTCACAAACAGATATTAGTGATATTAAGAATAGATTGGCTAATATGGAGGATTTATTAAAATTATATCAAACCAATCAATTTGTGAATTCTGATACAGTGAAAATAAGTGTGGATTATACTAAAAATTATCCGGCTTTGAGTATGAATGCGGTAGCCGTTGATTATAGTGAAATATATACATTATACACAACAGATATAGCGAATTATAATATAGCACATTCTGGAACAACAGGTTCTACAACATCAGCATCACAGCTAATTACAGTCCCGAACACTGGAAAGTTCTTGGTAAATATTTACAATAATCTTGTTGTAGAAAATAAAAATTTAACATTACAATTAGCGTTGAGTAGTGATCTTGCATTTAAGCAATCTGTTGATTTTATGATAAGACCTGATATAGGACAATATTCTAACGAATTGAATATAAACGTAGAATTCAACGATGGTACATCAAATCCAAAAACAGAAAAATTATTAGTTGGCCCTGTTGATTTACCAGTTGATGTTTCTATTTATAACGCCAATAATCCTACAGGATCTACATTTAATAACGCTTATTATATGAAATTAAGCACATTTATAGATAGATTAACAACAGGTTCAACATGGGGAACTGGAACAACCATAGACTTCAAAGACGATTTATTCTATGTTGGTGACTGGATTTATATAGAAGATATGTATTTATTAAGTGGTAATACTTATACAGATTGGTCTGGATTATATAAAATAGTAGGACTTGTTGGTATTCAAGCAATATTAGATTGGGATACTTCTAATTGGCAAATAAAATTAAGAGGCACTCCAAAAGCACATTACTATAAAGGAATGAAAATAAATATTCTTAGAGTCGAAGAATCTGATAATTCTGATATAAGTCATAGATATTTAATAACAAAAGACTTTATCCAGGAAGAAGAAGTTCAAGGAGTACAATATTCTCCTAATACATATGTAGGACCAGCTTAAAATTTGGTGGATAAATCCAAAAATTTGTGCCAGGATATAATAAATCACTTCCTTTCCTGAAATATTTAAGTTTTTTTAACTTTTTGGTTCCGCCTTTCTTAGATCCCCTTTTTGGGGATCTTTTTTTTTAAAGTGTCAAAACTTCAACAAATTATATTGATATATAGAAGTGTAAAATTTTACATTTTTAAAATAATTTTACCTTGCGTACACACCTAACTCGTCCTGGGAACTTATTAGTACAATGCATTCTGCGTAACCCTGAAACAGTGGGATAATTTAAACAAATAATGTTGATGTCATATAGAAAATTATGTATTTTACACCCCGTTGAGATGCATAAAATGTTTACGGGGAATTTCAATCCTGAAATAAAAATTAATTTAAAAAATTATGGAAACAAACCCTAATGTTAGTCCACTTTTTGTTGGATATGTAACTAAAGCTACATTTGGAAATGCAGATGGCGTAATGTATCTTCATATAGCTGGGCACGATGAAACAATTCAAGAGCTGACTGTTGTTGCTGGCAATGCTCCATTTTCTGTACAATTAAAAATTGATGGTAATATAGTTAGAACAGTTAGTGATATACCAGCTTGTCAAAATCCAGCTTATATGAATATTGACCCAGCCGCCGGTCCTCTTTGTGAATTTAATTGTGTAATTGAGAATTTACCACCATCAGCTTATACAATCGTAATTACTGATGTTATAGGTAATGATTGTAGAGGGATACAAAATGTGTTTGAAGTTCAACCACCTTACGCAACTCTTAATGGTACTGTTGATCCTAATGGTGTAAATACAACTGTTTGGTTCGATTTCGGAACAACAACGACCTATGATAGAACAGCTCAATTTGGCATAGTTAACGGACATGATGTTGTTAATTGTTCCTTGAGATTGAGTTCTAAATCTAATTCCGGAGATCCAACAGAATATTTGGAACCTGGAACAACATATCATTATAGGATTAGAGCATCTAATCAATTTGGAGATTCTGCCGGCGAAGATATGACGTTTGTAACGCCAGTTTACGGTGGTCCTCCTACAGCAGTAACTTTACCAGCCACTAATATATCATAATGAAAAAAATATTTTCATTCATATTATTAATTTTTAAGGCTATAAAAAAGTTATTATGTAGAAGAAAAAAACCGATTGTAAAGACACTACCGGCAACTAACATCTCTTAAAAAAAGACTCTCGTAAAAGAGAGTCTTTTTTTTCTATATATAAGTTAAAAAGAAAGATTATGATTCTAGAGTTCAATAAATTCGTATCTAAACAGAAGATATACCTTGATATGGATGGTGTTTTGTGTAATTTTTTAAAAAAATTCGAAGATCTAACTGGTGAAGATTTTGAAGAATATGCTGATGAAAACGGGTGGAGTAAAACATGGAAATTAGTAGAAACTTTTGGTGTTGAATTCTGGAGTGAACTAGAATGGATGAATGGTGGTAAAAAATTATGGAATTACTTAAAAAATTTAGATAATGTAGAAATTCTAACTGGATCACCAAGAGATAAAGTTGGTGAATATGCACAATTAGGTAAAGAAATATGGATAAAGAAAAACATTGGAAATATAAAAGTTAATCATATAGAAGGAAAATTAAAATACACCTATGTCAAAAATAATGATATTCTAATAGACGATAGTAAAAGAAATTGTGCTTTATGGGACGCCGCTGGAGGAATATATATTCTACATAAAAATACAGATCTCACAATAAAACAATTAAAAGAATTATTAGAAAACTAAAAAGATCCAATATGGATCTTTTTTTTTGTTTTTAGTTTTTTATATATAGGTTCATAAAAAACATTGGATAACTATGAACAATATACAAACATACGAAGATTTTTTAAATGAAGGAATAATATCTGATAAATTCAAAGAGAAATTTAGCAAATTGTGGAATAATTTTCAATATAAAGAAGAAGTAACAAGAAAATTATATAATTTTCTTAGAGTTGGAAATATTCCTTTCACGCTCTTATATCTGGCTTTGTTATGTAATCATTACTGGCCTAAATTTTTAGGAGCAGATATAAAACATTTTTTTGATCCAGCTTTTAACGGTATGATAATGGTAACATTGTATTTAATTTTTCAAAGTAATTATGTTTTTAATATTTTAAGAGATAAAGTTATTAAAAAAGAATTGAATAGATTAAGAGAAAAATTCCACGATGGAAATATATTCTTAGTATTAGGAGATAAATCCAATATAGATAAAGCTATAGCCAAACTTAAAGAAGATGGAATTATAAGTGATGAACACATTATTAATGAATTTGGTAGATGCATAATTGATTTTTCTGGTAGAGCCAATATAGATAAAGAGGAACATTATAATGTAGATCCTTATGGTGAAGAAGATTGGAATGATAATGGGGCTGAAGATGAAATGACCTTAACTGGAAGAAGAAATTTAGCACATATATTAGAACCTATATACGGAGTAAGATTCAGAAAAATAACAGACGAATTCGATTTATTTTCTAGAACATTATTAAGTTCTAGTGGAAGAGATAAAGAACAAGATCTCAGATATTATAATCAAGGAGTAGATGAATTTAGAAGAAGAAATGATCCAGCTCCAGCCCCAGATCCAAATTTAAATTTAAATCATAATATTATTCCAGCTGGAGAACATTTTGAGGGCGAGGTAGTAAACATGAATGGAGCTAATTGGGAAGTCATGGGTGTTGATGAATTAAATGGTGAAATGGTAGCTTTGATTAGAAGAATGCAACCGGGTGAAGAAATACCAGAGCAAGATCAGGGTATAGAAATACCAGAACCAGAAATTGATCAAAATGCACAACCGCCAGCACGTAATGCTGAATACTGGAAAAATATGGGATTTGACGACGTGGAAGATTTAGAAGATGGGAGAGTTGCTGTTAAAGTTAAAAAGCCAAAAAGAAAGATATTAAATTATAATAATTTTGTAGTGCCTGGATTTGATAAAAACTACCTGAAGTAAAAGAAAGATGATAGTAACATATAACGAATCTTTATTTTTTAAATCTTTTGAAGAAAAACTTAAAAAGATAGATGATCTTCTAGTTAAATTAGAAATGGTTAGACAGATGGTTGGTGGTTATTATAAAACATGGGCTGAAGATAAAAATAGAAAAAATTTAAGAAAATTAAATAATAATTATGAAGGATATTTTGCTATAAGACAAACAATTATAAAAAAATTTATTAAAATAATAAAAAATGATGATTTGAATCAAAATGATATTGATGAAGTTATTTTTAGATGGAAAGAATTTGAGAAAAATTTATCATATGGGTCTTATAATATTCAAATGTTAGCAGGTTATCATTATGCTGAAATGATTATAGGATCTTTGAACAATTTTCTTAAAAGTTTATCAGATTTAAAAAAAGAATTTAATGTGGATTGTGATACAGAAGATAAATTTGTTTTATCTCCAATTGTGGATGATAAATATGTTCCATTAAGAAGATTAGTTCATAAAGTAAGAATGGAAAAAATGAAAAATTCACATATAAATGAAGATCCTTATGGAGAAGAAATTTGGGAAGATGAAGAGAATAAATAAATATGATAAATTCAACGAGGGTTTGTTTACAAAAAATCCTAAAAAATCATTTGAGAGATATCTAGATGATATAGATGATTTATTTCTTTTATATGAAGAATCTAGTGGAAAATCCATTCGTAATAAATACGCCAATAAAGTTTACGATAGTTCGGAAAGAGGCGACTATTTGGCAAAATCTGTAAATTATATGGCAAGAATAACCGACAAATTGGACGCTATCTTAATGGAACACGGTAGAAGAATGGATCAAGAAATGATGGATAGGTTTGTTAAGAGATTCAATGCAGTTGGTCAGGCAATAGTTGGCACTGGATATATTCTAAAAAATTATAATGATTTAAATAAAGTCAGAGATAATATGAACGCCATATTAAATTTACTTGATCATATTAGAAAATTTTATGACTTAAAAGTTGATGTTGACGAGAAAAAATATAACAATCCTCTTGTATTCTGGAAACACGAAGGATTCTTTTATACTGTGCATAAATCATTCGCTGATAAAAAAGATAAAGAAGCAAAAGAGTTACACGCTAATGTAGATCCTTATGGTGAAGAAGATTGGGGGGATGAAGAACCAGCGAAAAACGAAGGAGTTAAATGGTATAGAGGAGGAGATTTAGGTGATGAGGAAAATATAGAAGTAGAAGAGCCTGATTTTATTACTAATTATTATTTCAGACAATTTTTAATAGAAAATGGGATATATGAAATTTATATAAAGTATTGTAGTCGTAAAGATGATTTCAAATCGTATTTTACAAATGAAGCTGGAGATATAATAAATACAACTCTTTCGTGGGGGTCAACTCCTGTACCTGGTGGAGGAAGAGACATTGAGTTCTGGGAAAGAATGAGAAATAAATGGAGAGCTTTTTATAAAAAAAATAAAGATATAGTAGATGGCAAATAAAATATCAATTAGAGATATAGAAAATGCCATTAAACAATCAATGGCTGGAAGTGAAATTCAATTCTCTGACTCAGTTTATGAAGAGAAAGATGGGAAATTACGTCTTATAATATTCTTTAATAAACTTTTTACAAAGACCAATGTTATTCTTTACACAAAACTTTTATTTGAGGTTGATCAAAATAAAGAATATCTTGTTGAAAATAGTAGTAATCAAAACTTTTTTAAATATCTTTATGATATTAATTGTCAGTATAATATGAAAATTATTGATGATATTAATGATTTTAAGACTCAGTGGACTAAAATTATTAATGAGAATAATTTTGGACCTAACATAAAGATATTATCTGAATTTATGAAAAAACCTTCTTTTATGATAAATGAATGGTTTAGTCAAAACGGAATCAAGGATATATCTTTAACTGGGTTTAAGTATGAACCTAAAATGAAAGTAATGCCTTGTAAATTATTATCATTTCATTTCGTATTAAATGTTAATAATTCTGAAGAAATTGAATTGTTCATAAAGAAAGAAGGAAAAAATGATTTCATTTATACATTTACTATTGATGGGGAAAATATAGATATAGAGAAAAATGATTTAAGTACTTTAGTACAAACTGTTGGAGAAACACTAAAAGATAACATTGGAAGATGATAAAGAATTTTCATAAATATAACGAAGAATTTAATCTTTTTGGGAAAAAGAAGCCAGAAGAGAAGAAAGATGAGAAACCAGATTGGAGAGATATGACAAAGGGCACTTGTCATGTTAAAAGTGTTAGTGATTTTTTCAATAATAATTGTGGCGGAAATGAAAACACTTTTCTACGTTATTTTAATGAAATAGTTGCAGATAAAGATATTACCATAGCAGAAACAAGAGAAAGATTTAGAGGTAGACCCCTATGGAGAAGAGAATTGGGACGATGCAGATAGGATATAAACATAACGAACTTTGGAATGGCGGTCGTCTATCTGATGCTCTGATGAAGGATCTTAAAAGATTAACATACGGAGAAAAAGATTCTTTTTTTATAGATGAATTAAAAGGTCTAAGAAAAAAAAAGATAGCATTTCTAAAAGAAAAATTAGTTGGAAGAAGAGTAAAATTTCATACCAATAATTTTCAATTCATAAAAGATGTTTTAAATGTTTATGGTTTTCAAGATAAATTTCCGCCTTTCAAATTTGATTATGTTTTTACGTGCAAAAGAGATTGGGTAGAAGACGATGAAATAGGTACAGATTATAAAGTTAATAAAGATTTTCCAATAACTGTCATGCCACTTATCAAAAGAGTCTTCTCTGAAGATGATCCTTACGGCGAAGAAGAATGGGAAGATACTAGCGAGGGAATTGACTTGAAGAAATTAAATCCTTTGAGGAAATTAAAAGACATGAGAAATATCAAAATGTTTGAACCTTTCAAGAAAGTGATAAACTCAAATGATCCTTATGGCGAAGAAATAGATGAAGAAAAATTTAAAAAAATATTTCCTATTGAAAAAATCTATATTAAAATAGATGATATTAACAAAGTGGTTTATCTATATCTTAAATTAGAAAAAAACGATTATGTTCTTTTTGGAGAAATGAGAGAAGGGGAATTTCAATTACCTAGAAAAGATAAAGTACACAGTGATGGTAGTGATTTATTAGGACAACTTTATTCTGAAGAAAAAAAGGAAGATTGTGAGGATTGGTACAATTATTTTATAGCTGCCTTGGTAAGAAAAGATAGTACTTTTGGATTAACTTTAGATTATTTCAAATGGGTTCTTAAAATAAAATGTTAAGCAATCATAAATTTAATATATAAAAGAAAAACAAATATCGAAAATGCAAATCCTTGATTTTATAGAACTCCAATATGATAAACTCAGCGAACAAATAAAAAACTGGTTGCAGGCAAAATATTCTAAATCAGATATAAATTTCAGCGAGGCTTCCCCATTTGGACAAATTCTAAAAGTAGATAAAGAATTATTTACTCATAATATAATTTATAATAAAAACTCTGTTAATCAAATTTCAATAGATTACGCCACAGATGAAAGAATGATTGATAATATTGCTCGTATTAGCGGACATAATCCAACACGTCCTATTTCAGCGACAGGAACTCTTAATCTTAAATTAAAAACCGGAGTAGATATATCAAATCAGATAGGAAATTCTACTATTAAAATAAATAATAGAACGTTATTAAAAAATAAAACAAATAATCTTTATTATAATATTGTATTTGGTACAGATTACGTTATTTATAATGTCACTCCAAATATGTCTATATCTGTTAATATTATACAAGGAAAATACGAATCACAAACATATACGGGTACAGGATATAAAGATCAATCTTTTAGCGTTAATGTAGATGGAATTCAGAATATAGAAAATTTCAACTACGCTGTATTTTATAATGGTCTTCTACTTGATGGTAAAGATAATTTAGTTGATATGTTACCTGATGAATTTGCATTTTATTCCAAGACTGGGTTTTTAGGTGGAGTTGATATTTATTTTGGAACTGGGGACTTTGGATTTGTTCCAGCTATTGGTTCTACAATAGAAGTAAGATATTTGTTATCAGATGGTAAAGATGGAAATATATTAAATAATAAAATTAACGATTTTCAATTCATTGATTCGGTTTATGATGGGAATGGTGATATATTAGCAATGGAAACTCTCTTCGATGTTTTTGTTGAGAATGATATAAATTTTGGAGCAAATAAAGAAAATAAAGTTTTTACAAAAAATCTCATTCCCTTAGTATCAAGAAACTTTGTTTTGGCAACGCCAGATCAATTTATCTATCAGTTATCCAAACTTAACATGTTCTCTCTTATTAATGCTTATAATACTTTAGATGTTAATAACATAAATAATGATTCTTATATTAATCAATTTGTGACAGATGTGTTTGGTCAAAATGTAACAAATAGGGATTTTATAATTTCTGAATTAAAAACTTATTTTCCTAATATTTATGACAATGTTATTTATCTTTATTTAATACCCGATGTAAAGAATTATTTTCTATCGGATTATAATTATTTCACTATACCTTTTGATGCTTTTTATTTAGATCAAAATGAAAAAACTAAGGTATTAGATTATCTTAAAATGTTGGGGACAATATCTATAACAACTAATGTTAAAATAGTTGATCCTGTAATATCAAGGTATGTAGTAAACATTTATGTGAGAAGATATAGTACATATTTTGAAGATAATATTAGAAATCAAATAATAAATCTAGTATCTGATTATTTTATTAATAATAATAGATTCGATAGAGTTGTTAATTCAGAATTAATAAAATTAATAAAGGAGCAAGTTCCAGGTGTAGATTCAGTTAATTTAGATTTTGTTTCTAAAAAGAATGAGGATTATCATAGGGATCATAATATATTATCACAAAATTCAAATGTTACAAATACAAATGATACTACATTATTACCACCGACTGTTAATAACCCAAATAGATATGATCCTAATTTGATTCTAGGAATAGATCCAGTTCAAGGAGATATTATAACTGAAAAAAATGAATATGCTGTTTTGAGAGGTGGTTGGTATGATAGAAATGGAATTTATTATAATGATGTTCCTATTTTGAATGGATTATCTACAATAAATATTGTATGGACAGGAGTGAGTGTAAAATAAATTAAAAAATATTTTTAATATATAACAAAAAAAAAGAAGTTATCATGAAAATTACGAAATTTAGTGATTTTATAAAAGAAGAAATAAATTGGGGGAAACAGCCATGGAGATCATTAAAAAATTTGATGAACTTAGAGGAACCTGAAGAAGAAACAGATGAACCAGAACCAGATGAAGAAAATTGATCCAAATTCTAATGTATCATTGAAATTCAATTTTCAATTAGGAATTTTTCATATGGAAAATATACCATCCCTTAATGATGCTTTCAAAAAATTGGCGGAAAAATATAATTTACATGGAAACATAAGATGTGTCGGAAGATATTTTTATTTTGATTTAAAAGGAAAAAATAAAGACGCCGATGCCTTTTATTATAAAATTAAAGAATTAATAAGGTAAATGTTAATCTATCAAGAATTTTTAGCAGAGAATACTGTAAACGAGTTAGCAGCCTTCAGTCCTAATGAAAGACTTAGGTTTGCTGTACACGAAATAGTAGGACGTCTTAAAAATAATGGAGAAATTAAGTTTCCAGAACTATGCAAAATTCTGAAAAATGAATTTAAAATAGATATATCTGTAGATTTAATAAAAGAAATATTCGATAGATGGGATAAATTTAACGATCCAGATTATAGTATATTTCAAAAAGACGATAAAAACTGGATGGATGTTTTTCCTTTTGGCGGATATGTTAAAAAGAAAATGAGAGATAAACAAAGTTTCGGAAAACATAGAAATAAAGCAACTACACCAGTTACATATTCAAGAGGAGGTTATTATGATAATGAATATTCAATGTATCCTCCACAAAATGGCAGTTGGATTGGCGGTAGATGGGTGCCAAAAGGATCTAGAACTGATGTAAATCCTCTTTATGGCGGTGAATATTATGGAGACTAAATTATGGCTACAAAAAAGTATATAGAATTTATTAGAGAATGGGGCACTGATGCCAATAAACCTCAGATCAAAGTCAGCGACAGAATGATAGACGAAATAGATCTTAAAGAAGAAAACGATAGATTTGATATTGAGGGACAATTAGAAGTCATGTTCGATAGAGTTGATATTAGTGAATCTGTAGATAACAGGTCAGAAGCAGACCCCTACGGCGAAGAAGACTGGAACGCTAATCTGCCAGAGAAAGATTTTTCAAATTGGAAAGGTAATCTATGGGATTGGTTAATACAACTTGGAGATGACTATTATAAAGATTTGCTTCACAAACTAGATGGGGCCGATGAAAGAGAAGGAACTTTCTATATAAGTGAAATCATAGATGGTTTAGAAAGCGACGAAAATATATCTTTAACTGGAGATGAAATTAGAAAAATAAGGAAAATGGCTGAAGATGAACTAACAGAATATTTAGTTAAAGATGAAGATGAAGAAACAGTACCTGATCCTGATGAATATTATGATAGAAAAAGATTAGAAGAATTAGAAGAATTAGAAAAATGATAGAAAGAGAATCACAAATAAAGGAATTATACGATCTCAAACACAGAAAAGATAATGAGATACATACACACTTCGATTATGAAGCTGAGCTTCTTAATAGATTAATGCCAGAATATGCACGTAGAAATGATAACGTAAATGAATTTTGCGATAGATTACAGGGCATATTCGTATGGGGCATTGAATCTAATCTTGTTTTAAGAAATTTTTACAATTATACTGTTGGTAAATATTACAATAAACACAGCAATTAATGGATCAAGAAATATATAATGATATAATGGTCATGTATATGACCCCTTTTAAAATTTCATATTATGGAAAATTAAAAATTAGATTTATACAAGATACAACAATTGAATTTATACATTATTGTAAAGATTGTTATTCAACTGGAATTATTTCCAAATCTTTATTTAATATAGACGTGAAAGTCGGTGATGAGTATTTCTTTGATGTATTATCAGATGTAGATGATTATATAAAAGTAACAATGGACTGTTTTAATTTATCAGATTATGATTGTTTTTGCGATTGTTATCCCTTAGCGATGGCTAAGATATATAAGAATTCCTTTGAATTCATTTGAAAATGTCCAAAACTTATATTTCCTATTTTATATATAGATAAGAACTCACTGATTATCAGGAGAAAAAAAATTCGAACTTTTAGACCTTTTAGCGTCTATATATAAGGTAAAATTAAACACCAATTATGGCAGAAGAAGAAAAAGATGATAATATTAAACTATATGGTAAAATAGCAAAAATGCCTAAAAACTCAAAAGCTGCCCAATCTTTAACTTTTTTAGAAAAGATTAAAATATCTAAACAAAAGTTATGGTATATTTTGATCGAGAAACAAGACAACGAGCTTCAAATGATCAAATATAACAATAGAAAAGGTGTTAATCTTAAATTGTTTATTGACAACTTAAAAGGATATTATGCTCATAATGAAATATTGAAAGAGCATATAGATAATCTCGAGGTTGTTGGTGAAGATAAATTTTCAATAATAAAGAATATACCAGATGTTGAAATAAATGGTAAGAAGTTAATAACTATTCTTGCTGAAGATCTTATTAAATTATTGAAATAATTATTTTATTATCTTAAATCCCTTTCTTTTACCACTCTTATATCTCCAGTAGAAATCTGGATTTGCTTCGTCTCTTTTTAATCTATCATTTCTTATTAATAGATTAAAATCGTGGACAGAGAATGGATTTTCTGGTTTATCTCCATAAAAACTTGGAGTAACGGTAGAAGAAGATGAAGGAGAAGAACTATGTCTACGATATTCCGCTCTTTTTAATTTTGGAAAATAAGATTTGAATGAATCTTTATCCCCTCTGGCGATCATATCTTGTTGTTCTTCTAATTGATGTTGAAAAAGTTTTTTAATTCTTAAAGCTTCTTCTCTTTCTATTTTTTTTATATTTTCTGAATCAATAATTGCCTGTTTTTTATTTTGAGAGGTTGTTGTGTCTTTGACTTGCAGAATGCTTGATTTAGGAGCTTTCTGAGAAAACTCGCCTTTGAAAGGTCTAGATTTCTTATCTCCTTCTTCCATAATTCTCTTTTGCTCGGCTCTAGCTTCAGCATCTAATTTTGCATACCTTTCTTTTTCTTCCTTTTGAACTTCAGCTAAATTCTTTTCAACTTTAGTTTTAGGCTTTTTAACAGGAGCTGATGCCTCATTTATAAATTCAGAGAATCTTAAAACTTTCATATAATCGCTATTAATTTCGATTATATATTAATTTAATTATTCTCTTTTTATTAAACCGTTTTTCTCAATAGATTCTATAACCATAGCTGGTGTTATTGATTTGGAACATATGAACATATCTTCAGATCCTTCTTTTTGAGCAGGACACCAATCCCATTTTCCTCTGTCAAATTCATATCTTAAATCATTGAAACATCCATTACAAACTTTATCATTATGGACTCTTATACAATTTGACTTAAATTCACAGAAAGGTTTACTAAATCCTGAAATCATAACGACTTTTTTACCTAGAGCCCAAGCCACCCAAGCTAATCCACTACCGATTGTTATCATAAATTCTGAGTGTTTTATTTGATTTATTCTCTTTTCTATAGTTTGCTCTCCAGTCTCATTTAATACATTTCTTAGGGTTGTAGATTGTCTGCTTATTACGACTACTTTGAGTCCTTTACTATTTAGATAATCAACTATAGATTGCCATCCTCCAGCATGATGCCAATGTTTTGCATTTGCTGTAGAATGCTCAGCTATTACGACATATTTACTAACATAAGGTCTTTCTTTATCTGGAATAGCTATTTTAGGTCTTATTTCAAAATATGGAAGTCCCAGAATATCAGAAGCAGTTTGTTGTAATGGAACTATTCTATAATCATTTGGTTGACGACTTCTATCTCCTCCCCAAGGCGGTGAAAACCATCCTATAGGATAAAAAGCATACATATTTTCAGGATATGTATCTGGTTTTATAAAGATAATATCTTTATATACGCTTTCAAATAAATGATTTTGATGAGTAGAACAATACATTACACATTTATGTTTTATTCTAAATTCTTCTACATATGGAATCCATGCAATAGAATCTCCAAGAGAACTACTATGGAAAGCTATAAGCACATTCTTTCCTTCAGCGTTGTAATCAAAAACTTGTTCATCGTCTCCAGTAACTCTAATTCTCCAATTCCTATAATAAGTTATTGGTGGAACAGCCCATCTATTAGATGTCATTGGTAAACTCCAAACTAATCTATCTGGTCCATCCGTTCTATCTATAAATTCAACATTTATTTTCTTTTCTGTTAAACATTTCATTTCGAAGAAACATCCAGGGTTTCCTTCCCTTCCATTAAAATTGACAGAATAATTTATCTGCGGTTCAGCATTATCTTTATGTATAATTTCACTATTTGTATAAGCATCAATAACATGTTTACGCATATCATCTCTTGTAAAATTGTCTTTTACAGATACAACAAAATGATAAAAGTCGTTTAGTTCTTTAACAACTACACTCCAATCATATTTTTTTGCTGTACTATGAGCCAAATCTTTGTAATGATCGTAATTGTTAATTACCTTTTTTATGTTATTTACAACATCAGAAGTGTTTCTAATACATTTAACAAGACCTTCTAAAGGTTTTCTACCATCATAAGTTCCAACTATCGGAAGACCGCACGCTAAAGCTTCTACTAAAGTTAAATTTGGTTGTCCTGCTTCTAATTCTGATGGATGTAGAAATATAGTATGATCATTATAAATGTCAACTAATTTTTCTTCAGTAGGATCTTTTATAAACTTTAATTTTTCATATTGTAATAAATCTTCATTTTTAGAGAAAAAGTTCTTATTATTGTCAGGTCCAACTATTGTTATCTCTAAATCCAATTCTTTGGCTGCCTCAATAGCATATCTAAATCCTTTTCTATCATAATATGGATCATTAGCATAACCATTATTAGCTACACATAGAAGTTTGTGTTTAGGATGTTTAATTCCTTTATCTACATATATTGATGTATCTGCTCCATGTGGAATATAGAATAGTTTATCTGTAGTATCGAAATAGTCTAGTAAATATTCAGCATATGTTATAGATGCTACAGATTTTTTCATAGCTAGAAAATTATTAGCATATAGAGTTGATAATTTACCATATCTAACTACATGATGATCATGCATTGAAAATACATATGGTATATTATGATTGTTCCATTCTTCTATAGCTTGATTAGCTGCGTGGAAGTGAACTATATCATATTTGGTTTTTCCGCCTCCTTCATATATTTCCCAGGGGAAAACTACATCAACAGTATGGCCAAGTTTTTCGAGTTGTAATTTATAGTTCCATATAACTTTTTCTATTGCTCCCCAACTTTTAGGTGGTATTGAAATTAAACCAAGATTTATTTGTGCTATTCTCATAATTCCTTTTTCATTTTTTTTATTTATTTATAAAATATGACATTACCCATGCCCAATCCTTCATTTATTTCTATAATTCTACGATTTAGAAATTTAGATCTCATTTTATAGATTTTATAATTAAATCCGTTTCTTTTCATTTTATCTATAACATAGTCTAATCTATTATCTAAGTTCATATGAAATTCGAGTAAGATTCTATTTATTTTAGATAAAGTGTGGTCGCTTATTTTATCGAATATTTCATATTCTCCCCCTTCAATATCCATTTTTATAGCGTCTATGTTTTGTATATTATATAAGTTTATTATATCATCTATACTTATAGTTTTTATCTTTTTAGTAATTATATTATCATGATGTTCTTTATTGATCCATTCATTTATAAGAGAACCAGCGTAGGTAGTATTATCACTTTTTAAGTAATGAAATTCTAATTCTTTATTTGATTCTGAATAAACTGCTTTATTTATAAATGATACATTTTTATTATTTCTAAATGTGTTTAATGTTGATTTATAACATTTGTCATCAGCCTCAATACCTATGATGTTTTTACAACCCTTTTCTAAAGCGTAAGCTGTGAAAGTACCAACACCAGATCCTATATCAATAACAACTTTATCTTTACTACTTAATTCTAATTCTTTCCACACATCATCGAAGAAAGCTTCATAATAATTCCTAAACTCTAAACAAGGAGTTTCAAATTTAAACTTCGTTTTTGTAACTGGAGGTTCATTTCTTAATCTAAAATCTTTCTCTAAGATAACATCCTGATTATTTGGATTTTTTATGAATATTTTATAACCGTTGAATTGTTCATACATATCATATAAAGGTTCACCTGTAAATATCCAATGATTTCTACTTTCATTAGAAAATTCTATTTTAGTATAGAATATTGGAAAATTAGAATCTATATCAGTTATCCATATATCACAAGGAACTCTTTCTTCGCCGTTGTATGTAAGATATACTTTATTCTCTTCTTTATCATAAGATACGTCAACTTTTATTTTTTCTATTTTCTCTACTTTAACTTCTCTTACTTCTTCTTCCTTTGTAGTAGAAGAATTTTCTGTAAATAAACCATTTTCTCTAATTGTATGAATATTATTCATATTTACATTAAATACTTGTTTACTTATTTCTTTATCTGTAGAATCAGTGAAGGATACATTAATAAAATAATCATCGTCTTTTCCTATTGTGAATTTTTTGAGAAAACTTTTTTTGTCTTTTATTTCATGGAATATTGGTTGAGCTGTAACTATATCTTTATCTCCTCTATTCTCTATAATTAAATTTATTGTTCTGTCGTCTGTTGCATTAGAAGAATTAAACCAGAATATGAAACTATTTGGTTGATCTTTAACTGGTAAGACTGTCATATATTCTACTCCAGAAAACAAATTTATTTTATTATTGTTTTTAAATAATTTAGTTTCATCAGTTACTTCTATTATAAGATCTTTAGAATAAGGCATTATCTTTTTATAGAAGTAATATTCTAAGAAATTATGACAATCCAATCTCTTACATTCAGCATTGAATTGCTCTGGTGTTCTAGTTTCTGTATTGAATATCTTTGTGTAGAATTCTGTGTTTATGATAAAAAATACACTTTTCAATAATTTCATGTCATTCTCTGAATACATCATGAAATAACCATTCTTGTTTTCTTTATCAATTCTTTTACATAAATTCTTAATTGTGTCTATGTCATTATTATTAAAAATAAAATCATAACTACAACAAATAATATTATCATATCCTGCCTCTTTTGCAAATTTGACAGAATTTTCTATATTATTAAGTACTGTCAAAGATTGATTTAATTTCGATTTATTTTGTAATTTATCAAGATAAATGTCTACTCTTCCTTCTTGCATTGTTGACCAGAAATACTTATATAAGGTATGTTCTATTAATGGATTATAAGAATCGTATAGATAATAATCTACTTTGTCTTGTAGTTTTTTATTTACAGGATAATGTGACGCTAGTAATGTTTTCATTCCCGAACTCTTTATAGCTTCTATGCATTCTTCAGTAATATCTTCTTTTATTTTAGTATCTGGATATGTTAATATTACAAACATATTTTTAGATTCTTTAATTTCAGTGACTACAATATCTTTAATTTTATTAATCTCTTTAAATCTGAGTTCTCTTGTAAATAATATTTCACTATCTCTTGAATATTCAACAGCAAATCCACAAAAATCTTCATTTTGGACATGACTAGACCCTGGCGATATCCAATTTATAGAAGTACTATTATTAAATATTAAATTATCAGCAGTGAAAATATTTATTCTAGTTTCTATGTCTTTTACTTTCACATCTAAGATTATATCTTTTTCAGATCCAAAATAAGGCAGATATAATTTATTTTCACTGGTTTTATAATCTAATCCAAAATCTTCTGGTTTAATATTTGTTTTTTCGTCTTTCAATCTTTTGATTTTTTCATCAGTCTCTTCTTTATTATTCAACATCAAATCTTGTAATTCTTTTCTTACACTTTCAGAATCAGGAGTCATGTTTATTTTCAATCTTTTGGTAAAGAGATATTCTCCTTTGTATTTTATATCAAAATGAAATTCATTATATTTTTGATGCCCATAGACTTGTATCCATACGGGATTATATGGTGATAAAATAGTTTCAGTAGTGTAAATTCCATTTACATCGTCTGCATTTACAGTAATGCTCAAATCACTAATATCATTTTGATAAAAATCACTTAAACAAAAATGGAATTTTTGATCTTCTGGATTAAACTCTACTATAATATCATCTGGATTTTTATCTCTTACAAGATTGTTTATATCTTTCCTGAGAAAATGAGTTACCGCCTCTCCTTGTATTGTTGATATGCCCTCTATCTGAGTTGTTAGTCTCGGTGCAATAGCTTTGGTTTTATTCCTAAACATATCATTAAATAATAAATCACTAACATCCCACAAGTTTGTATCGTAAGATCTTAATATAAAATCTCTCGCAGATCTAGGAAACATAATACATTGAATTCCAATTATCTTATTCGTAATATACATCCAATCGTTTATAGTTCCATGATTATCAGATACCATTTCTCCGGTTCTTAGATTTCTATTATCTCCGAAAGACATGTATGTTATATTACGATTAATTATTTCATCGCATGATTGATATACTTTGGCTACAAACTCTTCAATTGGGACGGTCAATTTACAATCTGATTCTAATATCATTAAAAAATCTACACCGTCTTCAAACTCAGTAAAAAAAGCTTTCTTAAAGGATTGGTAATTACCATAATGTGGACCTCTTAAAGAATAAGCTCCTATTCTACCAACGTCGTTGGGTCTTGCGCAAAATTCTCTAGGGGGTGTTTCTGCATATCTTTTATTTATATGTTGAACATAATCTATACCGAAGTCTTTAATTCTTTCTAATTCTTTAATGGAATCTTTTTTTCTATTATCTTCTTCTAAGAGGAGATGCACAGCTCTTATTTTATATTTTTTATCTGTTTTAATTTCTCTTGGAAACAAAAAATTGCGAACTAATCCAGCATCAATTTTAATATCACCATTAAGGTAATGTATTGTATCACTTTCTATATCATATTTTCTATTATAAACATCTAAAGGAAACAAGAACTGCGGGATTTGGTGTTCTAGTGCTTCTTTAATAACCAAAGGATTTAATTCTTTATTCCATCGAAATCCCCTTGAAGTAAATAAAAACAAATCACAAGCATCTAACCAATCATCAATATCATCTCTTTCGCCCCATATTTCACAATTCTTTGGTTTATTCTTTAATATTGGTTTCCAATAATCTTGAAAGTTTTCTGCTTGATTTCCAATAAAATGAAATTTTACATTTTCTTTTAAAAGTTCTTTTGCTATTTCCATAGCATATCCTTGATTTTTTCTAGGTGTGAAAAGACCAACATTTACAACATGTTTGAATTTTGGATCCAGTTTTAATCTTTTCATTGCGGATTCTTTTATTGTCAAATCCACTGGTCTTTTTTCTACGGGATATTCTATTACTTCAGATGGTATTCCGAATTTATTAAATTTGAAACAGTTGTATTGTGAAACAAATAAAAATTTATCTGGGAAAAATAGTTTATTATTTACGTCGAAATCTGATGAATGTGTTGTTTCGAATATTTTATATGTTCTATCTTTTTTATAAATTTCTTTTGTTATATTAAAATCAATATCAAATAATTCTGGCATTTCTTCAAAATGAATGAAATCCGGTTGTATTTTATTGATTATATCTAATAATTCTCTTTTATTTTCTCCTAGAGTAAAGAAATGATCTGGTTTAAGAAGTTTCTTTAGTCTGTTCTTTTGAATTACATAAGCATCAGATATATTTGAAAATTCAACTACATAAATATCCAAATCTTCATTTACCAATTCTACTCTTTTTACAAGCACTTGTGGTGCCCCTCCCGTACTTAAATGTGGAGTTATACTTAAAAGTTTTTTCATGCAATGATGGATTAGTTTTTTAATATATATTGACACTTAATGGGCATGTTTGATTTTTTCCAATTGAATTTTAATATATAGAGTTATGAGTTTCAAAAAATTTCAAATTATTAATCCTTCACAAATAAACAGACCAGAAGACGGATACGTCTATCTTGGAAGAGATACCGTTGGTCTTTGGGAAAAATATTCAGATGGATCATTCGCATATGTTGTAACTGGAGGAACAACAGGACATGGTACTAGCGGAACATCCGGTATAAATGGAACATCCGGTGTTAATGGAGAATTTTTTGGTTCTTCTGGCACGTCGGGTATAGCTGGAACAAGTGGCATAGCCGGAACAAGTGGAACATCAGGAAAAGACGGGGATTCTGGAACTAGTGGAACTTCAGGATCAGGAACAAGCGGAGTAAGTGGAACAAGTGGAGTAAGTGGTTCCAGTGGTAGTTCTGGTTCCAGTGGTTCTTCAGGCACTAGTGGTTTTACTGGTTCATCGGGAAGTTCTGGTGTAGATGGAATCTTTTATGGTTCGTCTGGATCTAGCGGATATAGTGGGGGATATGGAGCAGCCACAAGAAGATGGGTTGCTCAATCTTCTCCTGTGCCAAGCACATCGGGATTTTTTGGAACTTCTATTTGGGCCAGTGGGAATACATTTACTTTATTAGATAAGATTTCAATAAATAAAATAGATGCTGATGGGGGTATATTAACAAATTGGTTAGGATTTTGGCTAACTGGAATATTGAAAATAGAAAAAAGATTAGATCCTTCTATATTTGGAATATATGAATTATCAGGTAATACTGTTTTAGCTGGCAATGTCTTTACTTTCTCTGGTTTTACTTGTAGAGCAGGTAACGGTAGTATTGAAATAGGAGAAGAATACATTATATCTTTTGTAAATACTGCCGTAGGAACAGTAATTGTTCTAGGATCAGGTACTTCAGGGACATCTGGAACATCTTTCATATCAAGTGGAATTACATTAACTAGTGGATGCACTACAACTTCAGGAGATACTTATCTAAGAATGGCGACTAGTGGAATGACCATAATTTTACACGAGGCTTTAGGAAATTTTAAGGATCTTACTATTAAAAATGTATCAAATGGAAATTTAACTGTAAAAAGGTTATCAACCAGTTTGATAGACGGATCTCCTGATATTGGATTAGGATCTACTTCTACAGTAGTTCTTAGAGATAGTGGAACTAATGTTTGGGACATCATATCCTTCTTTTATGGTCTATAATTAAGCAGTTAAGTTATTATTCGATGCTATCTGTTGTTTCCCACTTACTACAATAGGATTTATATGTGTTCCTCCAAATTGACTTAAATTAATAGAAGCACTCGCTGTCTTATTCCACCCATAATCCAATGGTAATTGAAATACATTAACAATGTTTGGAACAATTTGAATAGATTGAACTTTAGCGATTTCAACTCTTTCTAATAATAATACCAAATTGCCTGTGTTTTGAGGAGTTTGATAAGCATAGTTAATTGTAACTCCTATAGCGTTTAAATTTGTTATAACAGTATTTATTTGAGCACTACTAAGTCCGGCTTTAATCCATACTACAAGATTTCTATAAGAATCTAATGTTCCCCTAGCTCCTGGTTGTAATACTGGTATTCCGTCAGCATCGAATTGAGGTGGAATAATATCATTTATGCCCCCACTTCTAGCCGAAGCTATTTGTGCTGATGATTTAGCGTCGTCTGTTGATACTCCACCTGTGTTTGATGGTGCTTCTTTTAATGCTAAATCTACACTTGTTAAACCAGTTTGAGTAGGTGTAGTAGATGTTGGGACATCCAAGAATTTAATATTTTCAAATATCTTAAATTTACCTGAATATAATAATGATGAAGTATTATTAGCGTTTAATATAATATAGAAATTATCAAATTTCTCTTTGTTTATTTGTTTAATAATAGGAATATCTTCTTGAGATACCTTAAATACTACTACTCCCAATTCAAATTTATTTTCGTCTGTTTGAAAATAAATTCCCTTTTCCACTTGTTTAGTATCAGATTTGAAAACCAAATTCAATGTTCCATTTAATAAAGGTTCACTTAGATTGTATGGTACTATAGGGGATGTAGCATTATCTTGTTTTGCTATTTGAAACTTAACTACATTATCAAATGGGGTGAGTATTATATTTAATAATCCCATTCCTTTATAATCTCCATTTGTTCCTGGATTGTAATTACTTGCCAATATTTTATAATTATTTATAAGTATTGGAAATGGAACTTTAACCAAATTTATATTTGTTACATCATTACTTATTTGTAAATTAGAAACAACTTTATCATACTTATAATTGTAAATCTTTGGCTGTTGTAAATTATTTACTTGCAATACAGATAATGTTTTACCATATTTTAATAAATTACTTGTTAATCCTATAGAAGCAAATCTACTGAAAGAACTACTATCTACTAAATTAACTATTTTCATTTCAACATCAATGGCTGCAGTAGTGTTAGAATATTTTATAATAGGACGATATTCTATTTTTTGAGTGAAATTTTCTGTAACTAAATATGTTAATGGAAAACCACTTATGAAGTTTTCTTCATATAAAGTTACAACGTATTCTATGTTTATTTGACTACCTTGATCTTCAAGAGTTTTTATAAAATTATCTATTTCTTCGTTGGAATTATTATAGACTGCATATATTTCAAAGAAATCTCCTTGTGTTGATTCTTCAATCATAACTCCTAGGGTTTGATATTCTGGTTGAGTTGTAATTGTAGTTCTATATGTATCTCCCATATAAAAATATGGAATTCCAAAGATAGTTTGTTTAGATGTTATAAAAGAAAATTCAATGTATATTGGAGTATTCATATTCAATCCAATACCGTTTGTTAAATGATCGTTAACACTATCTGGTTCTACTATATTTGTATTTGGATTTATTAATCTTTGATTTGATGTAGCATAAACACTAGGAATATTAAATGTTATATATTTGCCCCACTCTTTTTGATTGTAAATAAATGGTGTTCCTAGATTCATTAATGTATCTTCAAATATAAGATTACCTCCTGAAGATTGTACTTGTGATTTATCGTAGTAGAAGTTACATAATGGATATAATGATTTACCATTATAGTCGTATGCTGATATTTTAAGATAGAAACCATAGTAAGTAGCGAAATTATAATTAGTAGGAAAAAATAAAGTAATTTTATCATAAAGCATTGGTGCTGTATAATAATTCTGTAATTTAATAAAATTGAATTTAGTTGGATCTACTTTTGAGTATTTTTTAGATGTTGCATCTATTACAAATAAATTATTATCAATATTATTAATATTTGTAGTTGATAAAAAATTTCTAGTATTCTTAGTAAGATCTGACCAAATAGTATAATTTTCTGTTATATTTTCGCTACTATAATCCCATTCTAAAAGAACATTTGGGTCTAAATTTAGATATTTTGATGCCATTTTATATGATTTCTTTTTCGTTATATATTAAAAACGACATCACACAAAATAAAAAACCCCTCATAAAAAATGAAGGGTCTTTTATTTTTACCTACGACCACCGCCGCCACCGTGACTTCCTCCTCCGCCTCCGCCACTTCTCATTCCTCCGCCACCACCGAAACCACCGGCAGATCTACCAGGCGATGATGAAGGAACAGGACTTCTCATTGGAGTTGAAGAATTAACCCTATTGCCTCTACTTGTATTTGTTCTTTGTGCTCCACCATTATAATTTCCATTATTACTTGGACTTCTATAATTCTGTGGAGATGGAGAACTACTTTGTCTAGTATTCTGTTGAGATGGTGAATTATATCCCCTATTAGTAGGTGCAGTGCTTCTTGGTGGAGTATAATATCTATTATTATTTATATATTCTCTACTACTCTTTGCTTCACGATAAGCAGGATAAGAATAACTTTGAACACTTCTTTGATATTTAGGTTGAACTTGAGTTCTAGTATTTGCTACTCTTGAATTCACTCTCTGTTGAACTGATCTACTATTTCTATATAAACTATTTGTATTTGAATTATACAAAGCGGGATTCCTTTTACCATAGTAGTATCCATTATGCCCGTTATGCCAACCGTCATGACCATTATGCCATCCATGTCCATGATGCCAATAATCGTGATGGTAATGTCCGTAATACGGATACCCCCAACCATAACCATAGTATGAATATGGATTATACCATCCCCAACAATAGTAGTAATATGGTGTATAATAAAAATAAGGATTATACCATCCCCAATTGTAATATCCATAATAGTAAGGACTATAAATGGAAACATAATAAGGACTTGGATCCAATATGTTTACATAAAATGTTGTTTTAGAATCGTATGATGTTCCATATCCTAAAGATTCATCATAATACATTGTTGTATCTTTAGGGGTTGTTGTGTCTTGAACGATTTCTTTATTTTGTGTATAAACATCGTCCGTGTAATAAGACTGACTTCTCACAATGCTCTTTGTTGAAGAACAACTTGAAAGAATTAACATAGCCGAAGCTAAGAATAAAAAAATCTTTTTCATGGGTTTTCTTTTATTTATAATATAACAATTATTATGCCGGTTTTAGTTCGTTTGTGACTATTTTTTTATACATCCAATGATCATCCGAAGTAACATGCCCTTCCCTGACCCACTTAGCCACACATCTATCAAAATCTTCAAAAGGAAAAGCATCAGCGACTCTAACAACAAATCCTTCTTGAATATCAGTATTTACCTTAAAATTTTCTATAAATTCTTTATTATAAATTCCTCTCCAAAGAACTGGGACAGTGTCTAATCCTAAGAAATCGCAAAAAGTAACAGTATCGTCCCAAGACAAACAAATATCATTCTCGTCCCAAATAGAGAATACCATAAAATAAGAAGAAAGGTTTTTATAATGTAAGGAGTGTTTAGCATACAAATTTTCTCCACAAATTTTCCAACCTGTAGGAATTTCGTATTTCATACTTCCCCATAAACCTTTAACCCAATGACGTGATGGATGATCTCCACTATCTAATGAACGTGCGTGGATGCAATCATTCATCATTGTGCACGACTCCCCGTCCATTTTCTCGCTAACGACAATCTCTTTCCCTTCGAAGAAAGATATGTCTGAATGTATTTTGTCGTCACTTGTGGCTCCTGGACTAAAAGGAACATGAAACGTTCTAGGATATTTTCTTTTCATTTTCTTTTATTTTATTTATGATAAAATCTAATATATTATTTTTATTCTCTTTTATTTCTTTCTCCCAAATATATATTATTTTGTAACCTTTGCTTTCTGCTAAAATTTTTTTATTATAATCTTTTTCCCATAAATCTTTGGCTATTACACTTTTAAATGGGTGTGGAAGAATGTCATTAGCTTTATAAAATAAGTGGATTAGCGTGCCAAAAATCACCATTAACTTCTATTAATATATTAGTATTCGTTATTTTTATATCGCAAATTTACGTCATTTTAGACTAATAAAAAAATAAACTATTTAATTAAGATAGACTTGATTAATTCCATCATTCCTATATCATCTAAATCTTTTATATCAGATTCCCAAATGTAAAATACAGAATATCCATATGATTCGGCTATTTTTCTTTTAGAAAGATCTCTTTCCCATATGGTTTTGGCTTTAACTTTTTTAAAAGGAAATTTCAATTTATCATTTTCTTTATAAATAGAAGGATTAGCGTGCCATATATCACTATTTACATCTATAAGAATATTGTTCATTTTTATATCAAATGGCTTTCTTCCAACTAGAAATCTTTTTGTATATGTCATATTTAGTTTATCAAGACATCCAGTTACTTTAGATTCCAATGAAGAATAAATCTTATCCATTAGATAATCTTTTTGTTCGTCAGATAATTCTAACCAATATTTGTAACAAATCTTATATAAGTTTCTTAGATCTTTTTTAACATTATCATCTATTTCATTACTAGATAGATTTATTGGGTCAGATAATATAAGATCTCTCAGACGTATAAAATTGTCTATGTTTTCTTTTATGTTGAATTTTCTGCGTGTTTTCTTGTCTTTTATTACTTGAAGTTTTGATATGTTATCAACACCATATTTATTAAGACAAGTTCTTTTATACTTTGTTATTGAAATTTCTTTAGAACTAGACTTCATAGTTCTCTTCTTTATATTGAAGTGATCTAGTAAGAATATTATATTCTTATAACTAATCTTATAATCTCTCTTAATATCAGGCAAACTCTTAAGTTTTACCACATATTCATCAAATAAGTTATTCTTGTTGCTTATTATTGGAAAGTTGTAAGATAAGTATTCGAATTTTATACCTTCTTTAGTCCATACTTTCATGTTTTTCTTACATCTATAAATATGGCGTCCATCATATCGATTAATCCTATTTTTACAAAAAGGGCAATGCATATCGACTAGTATATATAAATAGTAAGAAGTTGGATTACTTCCTATTTTTCAGTAAGAAAAACATCGAAAAATGAGAAATTTAATAATATATATAGTATTAAACGTATAAATAATATGTTTCTTACATATTAAAAAATAATTTAAAAAACATGCCAATAAGTAACAAAGATTTAGGAAAGTACAAACGTCCAGGCATATTTATTGAAGAAATTGATTTATCAATTATATCACGTCCAGTTCAGGAAGTGTTAATAAATTTAGTGCCAGGGTTTTCTAAGAAAGGACCTTTTAATAAGCCTGTATTAGTAAATGACCCACAAACGTTTGAAGACATTTTTGGCCCAGTAGATAAGAATCTAGAAAACAAAGGGTCATACTTCCATAGAACTGTTGAGGATATGTTAACGGTAGGTCCAATTTGGGCTCTTAACTTATTAGCTACTGATCCAAATAGAGATACTCTCCAATGGGAATCTATTTCAGTCGCTGCTCAATACGATAATGGCCCAGTTAATACAGCCGGTTATGAATATTTCTTTAATCGTCAGGATTTCTGGGAAAGAGATGTAGAATCTTTCATGGATATAGTAGATGAAGCTTATGCAACTAATCCAAACCAACCAAATCCAGCTCACGATTTGTTCAGTATCACCAACATGGGAGATAAAACAGTCACAGTATGGACATTCAAATCATCTATCACTGGATTTGACGTCTCAGCTGAGAGTTGGTATGGTGGAGCAGATAAAGTTCCTTTGTTTATGAATCCAAAAGATTATATATCAGATTATATGATTAGCGTACTATCTGTTGTTGGAGACTACACAGATTACGCGACTTTAAGCAAAGACCCATATTGGGGACAATATTTCAATACAAACGGTCTTCTTAAAGCACAAGTTCAAAATTTTGTAAGCGATAGATTAACAACTGTCAACGCTTATTATGATGTTTGTTTAATTCCAAACTTTAGAGATACATCAGGATTAGATATGTATATTAAGAATGTTATTAATTCAAATACAGACAAGACAGGATTATTCTGTTATTATAATGAAGACGTTCTCCTTAACGCAGATTTCTATAAAGGAAATATTGATACAATTGGTCAAACACTGGTTGTAACAGAAGACCCTTTGAATGATATTTACGAGAAGAAGAATATCAATTTCATGTCTTACAAAACAAATATTGGTGAAAATATAACATATACCGAGCAACTATTAGACGACGTTGGAAATCCATTTGGTAACTATGGGGCAGATTTATCTGTTGCTTATTATGGCGATAGAACAGGTATTAATACAAATTGGTACACAAATATAGCACCAACAACAGGAAGCACATATTCGTATGTTATTTCTTCGGCTTCAGCCACAAACATAGTTTTAACTGATGTTACAGGTATTGAAGCAAATGATGTTGTTTATTTTAGCAACTCATTTGGGCCTGTTGATAGTGCAACTCCATATTATGTATTAACAGCTACAGTAGCTACATCTGGTATTACAGTTTCTACAACGAAGGGTGGACCTACTCTTGGTGGATTTACATCACCAACTAGACCAACTTTTGTTTATAGTTTGAAACAAAAATACTATGATGGAATTGGCGACGGTCTTGGTAATTTCTTCACTTATAATATTGGAGAACAATATATTCTAACGAATAATGGTAGTTATTCTCCACTATTCTTTGAGCCTCTTGTTATTAGCAACAGTGCTCAAACAACGGGATATAGTAGATATGATGTTGTATATTTAAGTACAGATAATACTACAATTCACACAGTTAAGGGAAATCAGGTTATTGGAACAACTCCAAGCAAACCAAATTTCTTATTGAGTAATGCCAATACAATAATTCTTGGATATGTTAAACTACAATACACTTTAGTAGCAAGCGTTACACCAACACTAACAATGACATGGTATCCAACTACAGTAAATTACTATAATGTTAGTGGTAGTTATAAAGTTTTAGCTCCAACTACTGAAGTAACAGCAGTTTCTGGAGTTACAACAGGTGGTGTTAAATATCTTGATTTATATTTTGTTGGAACATCAGGTTCAACTGATTATACAAATTATGATAAATTGAGGAGAAATAAAATATTTACAGAAATTTATACTGCGGCTTTAACTGGTAAATCAGTTATTATAAACAGAGTAGATGGTACTAAATATTCAATTAATGCTACTGTATATGAACCGACCGCTACAAAAGATGGTCATATGATTATATTCTTTGATACATTAGGTAGCACAAATCCATTCGAATATTATAATGTATCAACTGGCGGATTCTTAATTTACTACATAGACTATGAACTTGTTCTAGTTCCATCAACAACAAATCTTGAATATTTAATAACAACAAAGAAAGAAGTATCTGATCTTCCAAATAATTATGGTATAGTTGCTAAATATTCTACATTATATTTGGATTACTACAATGGTAATTTAAATGATGGAGATTATATTTTCTTCAATAATGATAGTGGACAAACTACTAGAATATATTTGAAAATGTGGTTAGATATAGATAAGAATTTGACCATAGGATTCTCAAGTGGTCCAGAAACACAACCAGATACAATTTTATCACAAGTTGACATCAATTATAATTCTGAACTTATTGTTTATTCCGATACTGGTAGTTATAAACAGACATTAGAAATCGATAATACAAGTTATATTACGGATTTCACCAATGTAACGTATGTCTATGTCGATAAGACAAGATATTCCGAAGTAACTAAGGGCTGGTACTTAGACGCATATTATGATACTTCATATTATGATGCACCAGGCGAAGGTTATATTTTAGGAGCAGTTCCTAGAAAATTAGTTCGTATCACAAGCACAGTTATAGATACTGTAGATCCAACTAAAAAAATCTTATACGCTGATGGCCCTATTAGAATATTATCTAATATAAGTGGTTCAACAACTGATTATTATACAACAGCTAGAATGTCAATTGATAATTATGTTACTGAATATAATGGTTTAGCTATGAAGCCTTTCGTAGTAAGTCCAGAATCTATTCCTAATGGAACAGATGCTAGATTAGATACAATCATGTCTGTTATGGGTAAGAATACAAATCTTGCAAAGGGTTTAGCCAATAAGAATAGAATTACTTGGAGATATTTAATTGATTCTTTCGGTTTAGGTTTAACTCACAACTCAAAACAAGAATTTGTTGATGTTTGCGGTATGAAACTTAACTGTCTTGGTTTCATTAATATGCCAAGTGCAAGACAATTCAAAACATCAATAAATCCAAGTTTCACTAACGATGATAGAACTCTTAATACAGAATATATCAAAGAAGGTGGAAATCCAGATAAGAATCCAATATTTACATATTCGTTCGGAGATGGTAAGGGTATGAGTTGTGTTGGTTACTTCTTCCCATACATCAAAGATGTAAATGATTCAAGTAAATTTATTCCACCAGCAGCAAAAGTTGCTAAAGCTTATATGGCAAAATTTACCGGTGGATTAGGAAATGCTTATCCATGGCAAATCATAGCAGGTCCACAATTCTCATTAATGGGTGAAGTTGCTGCTACAGAAATCAGATTTACAAATGAAGATCTCGAAAACATGTACGCGATGGGAGCAAATCCAATTGTTTACTCTCTCAATAGAGGATATAATATCAATTCAGAGAACTCAGCTCAGGTTTACCCACTAAGTTCATTGAGTTATATTCACTCAAGAGAAGTTTTAATCGAACTTGAAAATAGACTTTATGATATGTTACTTAACTATCACTGGAGATTTAATACTCCTGAAATTAGAGCTGAAATCAAGTTTAGAGCAGATCAAATTTGTAAAGAAATGTTAGATTCTAACGCACTCTATGATTTCAAAAATGTTTGCGACAAGACAAATAACACCGATTACATCATAGATCTACAAATGGGAGTACTTGATACATATATCGAAATCATTAAGGGTATGGGTATCATCGTAAATAACATCACAATCCTTAAAAAAGGAACAATAGCATCTGGTGGTTTCTTACCAGCATAATGTTAAAAACAATGGAGAGAACTTCGGTTCTCTCCATTTAATTAAAAAAAATTGAAATATGAAAATCAAACATTTGAAAACATTTGAAAATTTTGAAAAGCTAAATGAGCAGATAAAATTGAATAAATCAAATGTTACCTACGAATATTCAGAAGATGAGATAACTATAAATTGTCCAATGACAAAAATTCATAAAGAAATAATTCTAAAATTTGGCAGAGGAGAATCTATATTTCCAAGACTCACATTAAAATCTGCTTTTAAAAAAGATACATGGAATATGGAAAAATTACCATATATAAATGATTTATATAAATTAGGATTAATTATGAATGGTCCATTGGAAGATGGATATAGCAAACTAACTGAAAAAGGAAGAGAATATTTTGAGTTTTTAAATGAAAATAATTTAGAAGAAGAAGAATAAAAAAAATATATCGAGGAACAGTAGTAACATTAATATATACTAGTAAAGATATAAAAAAATAATAATAATAAACATGGGTTTAGGACATTTTACCAACGTAGCAACAGCCACTAATATGTGGGAACCAGTTTTTAAGAGTTTATTTGAAATTCAAATAGATTTACCACCATTAGTAGCAGGCAATTTGGGTAGCGGTATTAGAGCTCTTTTACTAGAGAACGCCACAAGCGTACCATTACCATCATATCCAAAAATTGAAGTAAAACCTCAAAGATTTAAATACTCTACACGTATCTATCCAACCCTACCAGGTCAGACACACTTAACAGATCAACAGATTAAGTTTAATCTCAACGAATCTGTTAATGTGCCTCAGAATGTTAGTGGTGTTGTAAACGGTAGAGTCCCTATCTTTAGAGCAATAAAAGACTGGTACGATCTAATTTGGAACAACGAAACAGGTCAACTTAACTACAAAGGAAACTTAGTGGGTACAGTTACTATAGACCAACACGATAAGGAAGGTCTAGTTGTGAGACGTGTTATTTGGCATAACGCTTTTATAACAAGTTTCTCCGGATGGGACGAAGGTCTTAACTGGGAATCAGTAACAGAAATCCACGATCTAACCGCGAGCTTCGCGCTGGACTACTTTGAGGATTTTTATTACTGAAAATCAATAAGTTACAAAAATATAGAACAATTGTTCTATATTTTTTGCCTAAAAATGGCTCAGACTACTGAGAAGAAAAAAAAGAATATGTTATGGAACAAAAATTATGTAGAATATGTGGCAAATTAAAAGATATAGATAATTTTGCTAAAAATGATAAAATGAAGGACGGACACAGAAATGAATGTAATGATTGTAAGAATAAATTATATAATGATAAAAATAAAATAAGAAATCGTAATTTAGAAAAAGAGATTAAAACCGAAGGAAATAAAGTTTGCTGTATTTGTGGAGAATTTAAGTCTTTATTAGAATATCATGTAAAAAGAGGTACTCCTGATGGTCGTCGACGTGAATGTAAAGAATGTGTCAAAGAAATTCAAAAGAAATATAAGGAAGTTCCGGGGTTCAAAGAAAAACAAAAAGAATATGATAAGAATAGATATGAGGAAATAAAAGATAAAATTCTTGAAAGAAAAAAAGAATATCATATTGAGAATCAAGAAAAAATTTCAATCAAGAAAAAAGAATATAGAAATACTCCCGAATTTAAGATACAAGATAGAAAATGGAGATCTGAAAATAAAGAGCGTTTGGCGCAACTTCAAGCGAATTATAGAAAAAAATATCCCCACATTATCGCCTGGCGTTCAGTATTATACTCCACTCTAAAACGTATCAATACTCCAAAAGAAGGACACACAATATCTCTTTTAGGTTATTCTGCATTAGATTTAAAAAATCACATTCAATCTCTTTTTGCGGATGGTATGTCTTGGGATAATCACGGGAAATGGCATATTGACCACATTACTGCAGTAGAAAATTTTCCAGATGATGCGGATATAAAAGAAGTTTGTGCTTTAGAAAATTTACAACCTTTGTGGGCGTTTGAAAATTTATCTAAGAATAAATTTTAATATATAGTTTTATGATTAAAATCTTTGAACAATTTAAGGAAAGTGATGAAATTTGGTCATGTGTAGATGGTCAAGGAAAAGTTGATACTTCAACTTTATATGACATGGCTGGTCGTGGGCGTGGAGGAAAAGAAAAACAGATAAAACTTGAGTATTATCTTAAAACCATATTAGTTGATCAATTGTGCGAATTTAATGGAGCAACAGTAGATGAATTGGAATCTCTATATAATAGGAATTTAATGGGTAAGCATGTTATAAAAATTAAAGATGTTCATGTTATTAAAGAAGGAGATAGAAGAAGTGCTATATATTTTATAGATGATAAAAATAATATTTATTTTGCTGGTTGTTCTGATATAAAAATAGTTGATGAAAATTTCGCCGAAATTAAAAAGAAAAAAGATGAAGAATTAAATAGAAAAAGGGAAGAAATTAGACTAAGACATATACATCATGATCCTTACGGTGAAGAGAATTGGATGGAGGAAAATTATATTTTTGAACAATTCATCGATGTTGATCCATATGGTGAGGAAAATTGGGAAGTTGATATTGATGATATTGAAGTTGGTGACGGTTTAAAAGACTCAAGTTGGGAAGCAGGAGCATGTTTAATTATAACAAGAATAAAAGGGGAATTAATTGAGTATGATAAAAATAAATATTTTAAAGGATGGAAGCATTTTATAACACGACGTCAATTAAAAAAATGGTTAGATGATGGTAGTGCTACCATTGAAAAAAGAGTTAATGAACAA